GTAGACCATTCATTGGTATTGATCAGGAACCGGATGGGTGCTGGATGGCCTGTCTGGCATCCCTCACAGGAATTGCTCTGGCGGAGTTCCCGAAGGTGCCGGGGCATGAGCTGACGCGGGAGCAGGAATCTGATCTCGTGAATGCAGTGAACCGGCTGTTGCGCGCGCACGGCTGGCAGTTGCACAATCTCTGGACGCATGAAGAGGCAGTGCCGCAGGGCTGGGCGCTCTCTGGCGGTCCGGGCCCGCGCGGGTTGGAGCACTGGGTCGTCACCTATGACGGCGCGCTCTTCTTCGATCCGCACCCGTCGCGCCTAGGACTCGTGAAGGCCACTAATCATCAAGTGCTCCTTCCCGTCCGAGCTGGCAACAGGCTTCCTGCCGCCCCAGAAACATTGGCAGTTGAGCGGGGCACTGTCACCCGCACAAAGGTTATGGGATGAGTCGTCTGATGATTCTGGGCGCGCGATGGTGGCAGCGGATCCTGCGGCGGCTCCGGTGTCGGCAGGGGTGCGAGTTGGTGGCGCCGGTGCCGGGCTTTCCGTTGGTCCGGTGCGCGCGCTGCGGAAGCGTCTGGAGTATCCCCACGTGACCCGCCACGTCCGGGCCACGGACGAGTACCACTCGCTCACCGCGGCGTGCCAGCATTGTGCGGAGAAGTGGCGGCTGGAGGACGTAGACCCGATGAAGCTTAACCCGGTCCGGAGCGCCATTCGGCGGCACGTCGAGAATACGCGGCATCGCGTGGCGGTGAAGGTGCTCCATTTGGGCTCCTGGATTCCTGCTGATGGAGGATGACCAATGACCCGTAAGGTTCGCCCACATCCTTTTCCGTGGCTCACCTCCAAAGAGGAGCGGCTGGTGCTTGGATACATCAAAGGCGGTTGCAGGATAGATGGTCCTGCGGACGCCAAGGGCAGGGTTCCCTATCATTGGGAGTTCCCCCATCCCAAAACGAAGCAGCCAGTAAAGTTCGCTACTGATGGCGATGCGCTGAACTGGTTGTCAACGGCTGTGTGTACCGCGTTGCAAAAGCGCGATTTGACTGGTCGGCTTATGACCCATGCCAAAGAGCGGCTCGGATTGCCGGTGTGGCGTCGCGGATCCGTGAACGGGACATGGTCACGGCGTGATCACAAGACACGCGGAAGTCTGGGCGGTCTGGTCACGCTGGACGATGGCCGGACGATGGTGGTGTCCTTGAATGTCCAGCTAATAGAAGGCGGACGCAAGAAGTGATCCTGCTCCGGCTACGTACCGAGTTCAGTTTTCGCCGGGTGTTTGGGCGGGTGGAAGAGGTCCTGGCTGCTGTGCGGGGAAGTCCCGCCGCGGCCATCACGGACGACGGGACCTGGGGGCATGTGGCCTGGACGAAAGCCACCGCCAAGGTCGGGATCCAGCCCATCCTGGGGGCGGAGATTGACGTGGTCAAGGACGCCGCGCGGCGCGACAAGCAGTATGGCCGCGCCATGGCCTTCCTGGCCCGCAATGCGGACGGTCTCCGGGAGTTGTATGCTCTGGTCACCAAGGCCAACAGTGCGGACCACTTCTACTATCACCCGCGGCTCTCGGCGCGCGAGGTGAACGAGGTCTCGCCAAATCTGGTCGTGCTGAGCGGCCCGGCGCCACTCCTCAGCGACTTGTCTCCGGTGGCGCCCTTCTACCTGGAATTGAGTCCGGCGGGTGGCCCCTGGCTCAAGAAGGCCGTGGCCCAAGATCGGTGGCCGTTGGTGGCTACCGCGGACAACTACTATCCGCGGCCGGAGGACTGGACGGCCTACGCCTTCCATTGCGGGGAGACGCTGCGCCGCACCACCATCAGCTTCATCCCCACCGAGGAGGAGTTGCGGCTGGCCCTGCCGATGGCCCCGGACGAGGCCTTCACTAACACGGAAAGCATCGCGGCGCTCTGCGAGGCCGTGCCGTTGCCGCACGCCAACCTGGTGGCCTTTCCGAACGCCGACGCGGATGTCCGGGCGCGGTGCGTAGCCGGGGCTGGGGCGCGCGGGCTCCAACTCGATGGGCGCTACGGAGAACGATTGGAGCGGGAGCTGGACCTGATCCGTCAGAAGCAGTTTGCGGACTACTTCGTGTTGCTGGCGGACATGGTGCAGGAGGCCAAGACGCGGATGTTTGTGGGTCCGGCGCGCGGGAGCGCCGCCGGATCCTTGGTGTGCTATCTGATGGGCATCACGGACGTGGACCCCCTGGTCCACGACCTCATGTTCGAGCGTTTCATCGATGTAACGCGGGCCGACCTGCCTGACGTGGATCTAGACTTCCCCCACACCCACCGGGATCAGGTGATGGCCTACCTGGTGCAGAAGTACGGGGCAGAGCGTGTGGGACGGCTCGGCACCATCAACCGCCACAAGGCCGATAGTGCCTTGGGCGAGACGGGGCGCTTCCTCCAGATCCCCAAGGTGGAGTTGGATGAGCTGCAGGGCGCCATCATTAAGCGGTCTACGGGCGATGCGCGGGCGCAGTTCTCCGTAACGGATGCCTTGGACACGATGGAGGTTGGCAAGCGGCTCAAGGCCAAGTATCCCGGGCTGGTAGTGGCCGGGCAGCTAGAGGGCCACGCACGCTACGGCGGGACCCATGCGGCGGGGTACGTGGTGACGGCGCAGCCCCTCGTGGAGATCGTCTCTCTGGATCACCGGGGCTGTGCCCAGGTAGACAAGAGTGCGGCGGAGACGCTGAACCTCCTCAAGATCGATGTGCTCGGGCTCCGGACGTTGACCGTGCTGCAGGACGCGCTGGGGCTGATCGGCAAGCCGGTGGACTGGCTGCTCCACTATCCCCTGGACGATGCCGCGGCCTTCCGTGTCCTCAGCCGCGAGAAGTTCTCCGGCATCTTCCAGTGGGAAGGCTATGCGCTCCAGAACCTCACCCGCCAGATGCCGATCGAGTCCTTTGAGGACTTGGTGTCGATCACTTCGTTGGCGCGTCCTGGTCCATTGCATTGCGGGGCAGCTCAGGAGTTCTTGGACCGACGGAACGGAAAAGCCGTTGTGGTTCCCCTCCATTCCTCTATCGCTGATGTGACGGCGCGAACGTTCGGGACCGTTGTCTATCAGGAGCAGGTGATGGCGATTGGACGGCGGCTCGGCCAGCTGAGTTGGGAGGATGTGAGCCAGCTCCGGAAGGCCATGAGCAAGAGCTTGGGCCAGGAGTTTTTCAACCACTACTGGGAGAAGTTTCGCAACGGTGCCCTCGCTCAAGGGATCGCTGAGCCAGAAGCACTGACCATCTGGAATAAGCTCTGCACCCATGGTTCGTGGAGCTTCAACCGTTCTCACGCGGTGAGCTACGCGCTGATCAGTTACTGGTGCTGTGTCCTCAAGGCTCATTATTCGTTAGCATTCGCGGCTGCGACGCTGCGGCATCCGATGGCTGATGAGCGCTACAGCATCAAGCTCCTCCGGGAGCTGGCAGCGGAAGGGATCCCGTTCAAGGTGGTGGATCCGGAGCGCTCCACCGCGAATTGGGATGTGGTGGACGGCGTGGTGCTCGGGGGGCTGACCAACATCAAGGGCATCGGGGAGAAGAAGGCGGCGCAGATCCTAGCCAAACGTGCGAGTGGGGAGCCGCTGACACCAGGCCTGGTCAAGCTGCTCACCCATCCCGTGACGCCGTTCGATGACCTCTTTGAGGCTCATCGGCGGTTCGGGCGGATGTACCGGGTGCCGCGAGACTACGGCATCCTTAGCGGTCCGTTGGTGGAGATCGCCCAGATCGGCGGCAATGGAGAGTACATCTTTCTCGGCAAGCTGATGGAAAAGAACCTTCGGGACCTGAATGAGTATGGCAACCTGGTCAAGCGCGCGGCGGCGCAAGGCTGTACGCCGGAGGCGGCCATGCTCACGGAGGGCAATCTGTTTCTTAACCTCACGCTAGAGGATGACTCGTCGTCCATCTTTGCCACCATGCGGCGCCGAACCTACGCGACCTATGGCCAGCTGGTGACGGAGAGCAAGGTGGGGGAGTGGTTCTTGTGGCAAGGCTACATCAAGGACAACTGGCGGAAGATCCACGTGACCAAGGTGCGGAAACTCACGACGGAGGCCCCCGATGCTGGATACCAACCCATCCAAGGACTGGCTGGCCATTCCCAACTTGCCGTCGCTGAGTCCGCCCCAGTGGCAGCAGGAGTTGGACCGGCTGAGCGAGCGCTTCCACAGCGTGCTGCCGGAGTGGGGGCGGCCCCCGGTGCGGCGCAAAGCGGTCCGCGATATGACCGCCACGGAGATTGGCGTGTATCTTACCTATCACTCCCGCCGACTGAGCAGCGGGAGCTTGTTCTGTATTGAGTACAACGCGCAGATTCGGGCCCAACGGCGCCGTGCGCGGTCTTGACCTGTTTGCCTCCGATCCGTGGGGGAATGCCCTGGTGGTCTTGGGACTGATCCGCGTCGGGCCGGACGGCCAGGAATATAGTCCGGATCCGGAGCGGTTGGAACGGATCCTCCAGGGACTCCAGGCCTACCACGCCGCGCTCCATCCACGGGTCAAGCGTGCCCGGGACGTGACCTTCACCTTCCATTGGCCCTTTCTGGCGTTCTGTGGCCAGTGTGGCGCCCACTACCGGCTGGACCTCCCGGGTGGGGTGGAGCGGGCCAAGGCGCATCAGGATCACCTCAAGCATCAGCCCTGGCGGACGGAGTTCCGGAAGCCCTGGCGTGCGCCGCCCGATACCGTGCTGGAACAGGCCGGGGAGCGGACGGCCACACGGTCGCCAACCCGGGATCCCGGCCAGTTGATTGTGCCCCCACCTCAGAGGATCCGGTCATGACACCGCACTTCAAGCTCCATCCCGATGACGAAGGCGTGGACCACATCGAGATTGATGTGGTGCCCCGCTACAAGACGAGTGGCCTGAGCGGCGATGAGTGGCGCGTGTCCGCGCGGCTCCGGATGTACCGGAAAGGGACCTTGGTGGGGGAGCAGGTCCTGACCAGCATGGAGGCTATGGCCAATGCCCTCCCCTGGTTTTGGCTGACCAAGAGCGACTGGTGTGAGGGGCCGCTCTATGATGGGGAGCGGGGCGGCCGGTGTCAACAGGCCGGGTGTAAGGCTCAGGCCACCGTGCTCTATCAACTCAAGCAGGAGTGGAGCGCTCGCGGGGAAGGCCCGTTGCCGCCCTCCCCATTAGGGCCGTCGCGGCGGCAGTTCTGCGCGGCCCACGCTGTCCGTGGGGATGCGGCCCTGGAGGATGCGGATGACAACTACGAGTTGATTCAAGGACGGCCGCCCACGGCGCGTGACATTCCGCCGGAGGCGGTCAGTCCGGCGCGGACCTTGGAAGTCAAGGTGGATCGTGTGGAGGATGTGCCGGGGGCAGTCAAGGCAGCCGTGGACAAGATCCGGGAGGAGCGGCGGCATCAGGAATGATCGTCACGGTCAAGTTCCGGCTGGTGGAACGGGCTCACATCCAGCTGATGCGGGCGAGTGGCAAGGTCATCCAGATAGCTCCCGCGGCGCACTCCCGATGGGAAGATCTGGCAGGCCGTCCCGTCGCTGTGTATCTGCCACCGGAACGGCCGCATGAGCCCTGGCCGTGTGGGGCGGAATGGCTGTGGCGACTGACCGAGGCTGCGGTGACGGAGTTGGCGGGGCGGCCGCTCCCTGACGTGAGGATCTTTGTATGCGAGCATCAGGTCGACGTGGACTGAGTATCGGTCGGGCGAAACAGAAACGGGAGCTGGTGCGGCTGCGGCGGCTCCAGCGGTTGCTGCGGCAGGTGATGGAGGCGGGGAAGATCCTGCTGCTGGCGGATGAGGAGACGAACACCGCGCTCATCCAGCTCTCTGGGGCCCGAGGCGTGCGGTGATAGTCTCCATCCCCAAGCCGACCCGGGCTTGGCTGGAACACTGTCGCGAGTGGATCCGGTGGCACCCGTGCTGCGTGTGCTGGCCGAGCGTGCCGCCCGGAGACCGGACCCAGCTGCGGTTCGGCGCGCGACAGAGCGAGGCCTGTCACGTGGAGGGCCGCGGGGCGGGCGGGGACGACTGGGCCAATCTCATCCCCATGTGCCACTGGCACCATATCATGATCCAGCACTGCCGCGGCTGGAATGAGGTCTGGCCGGAACGCCACCCCACGGATGGGCGGGAGCACGCGCTGGCCCTCGCGCAGGCCTATTGGGATGCCTACGTTGACTGGTGCGCTCGGCAGCCCCCAGCGGAACTTCCGGCCTGGTAGCGGGGTCCGACCCTTTCGCGTCGGGCCCGGGTTCACTATCGTAGGGGTGCTCTTCCCGGAGGCTCTATGGGTCATCTCAAGCATGTGCTCCAGTTTCACAAGGATCTCGCCGCCCACGCCACCAAGACCGGCGCCAAGATCCCCTATCCGGCCACGCCCAAACCGAAGCTGGGGACGGCCAAGCCGCCCAACGCCGGGATCGCGCCAGGGTCGAACGTCGGCGGCCAGCCCGGTAGGGCCGCCAAGGGCTGAGGGCATTGCTCTCAGCGCGGGATCCGCGTTGGACCGCTGGCCACCCGGTGTTTCTGGTTATGCCGGGGGCGGTGTGGTATGGCATGGCCGCGGTCCTTGCCTCCGTCATTCAAGAACAGCTCGAAGATCCCACCGTGGATGCGGCAGCCCACGCCGAATGGGCGGCCACGCTCTGGTACCTGCGGGAAGCGGTGGCCGCGGGCGCGCCGGGGACGTTAGACCATCAAGTAGCTGACCTGGATCAGGCGCTGCGCGGGATCTACGCCGCGTGCGGTGGGTGGACCCCCGGCCCGCTCCTCCTCAACACGCGACGGCTCTTCGTCGGCCGGTATCAGGCCATCTACCGCTTCCCGTTGCCGCGGCCGGAGCCGCCGTTGGGCGGGTGCTGATGCCGCAGACCGACATCCTTGCCGTGCTGGATGCCTGGGACGCCGGGGAGTGGGTCACGGTGCCCCGGTTGACGGTGGACTCTCCCGCCACGGAACAAGCCGCCCACCTTCTGGCCTTTGAGCTGCTGCGGGAGTTCTATGGCCAAGCCCTCCCGAACGCGGCGGCGGCCTTCCAAAGCTGGGGCCTCAAGACCACCGCGGAAGTCCTGGCCTGGCCGGACATGACGTTATGCCTCCTGCCCGACCATATCACCGCGGTGAAGAGTTGGGTGTACCACGCGCTGAGTGTGGGCTGGACGGCGGCCCTCCCGCAACACGTGGAGCAGACGGAGCGCATCAGTCGCCGCTGGCCCCGGTCGCCCGTCCTGCCGGCGCCGCTCCCGGAAGTCCCCGTGGCCCCGTCCGGCCTCACCACGCTGGAGCTGCACCAGCAAGCGCTGGAGCGCCGGTTAGACGCGCTGGAAGCGGCGCCCCGGGGGACCAAGGCTGCGCTCACCAAAGCTCAAGCGGCGCAACTGCGGCGCCTGGAGCAGCTCACGGAGAAGTGGACTAAGGCCGAGGCAGATGCTCTCGCCCAGACTCGGGACACGGTAGCCGACGTGGTGGAGGAGGCGTTGAGTCCGGTGGAGACCCAGCTGGCTTTCCTGGCGGGCCGGATCGAGGCCTTGGAAGGTCGGAGCCCGCCGGTGGCGGCCGTCCCCGCGACGGTCCGCGGAGCCCGACCCGTGGTGCCGGGACCGGTCCCGCCGCGGCCGGAGGTGGAGGCACCGGTGGTGGTGGGGGCGGGAGCCGGGAAGGGACCCCCAGTGGTCGAAGGGGCCCGCCCGCTGGAGCATGGGCTCCGGGGGGATCAGCCCCGCCCCCGGGCCCCGGTGCGGATGGGCGAGTAGGACCCTCAAGCCCGAGGAGGACGCGATGAGCCCGCGCAAAGCCAATGGCAAGGGGAACGGCCAGAAGCCGAACGGGAAAGCGAAACCGAAACCTCATGGGCCCGCGGCGGAGCCCGTCGCCGCCGGACCCAAGAAGCATGCCGACGTTGAGCAGGTGGTGGATATTCACGGCCGGAATGTACCGGTGGCCTACCGCACGCCGCAGCACGGCCACGGCCAGCTGCGCACCGGCAATCCTGGGCCGCGGGACGGGACGCTGCGCGAGTTCCGGAAAGCGTGCCAGGAAGCGTGCAGCGACCCGATCATGTGGCAGCAGATCATGACCGACCTCCGCCGCGCCGGATCCCGCGCCGGGAGCCTCCGGGCCGTGCTGTTGCGGTTCGGCGCCGCCTACGGGCACGGGTTGCCGCCCCAGACGTTCCGGCTCACGGGAGAAGAGGGTGGCCCGGTCAATTTGGCGGTGGTGCGGGCCGAGCTGGCCCGGAAGATTGCCCCGCCGGATGCGCCAGACGTGAAGCAAGCATGACAGTCCCGCTCGCCACTCCTAGCCCTGACGGCTTTGCGTCACCAACCAATACCGTTCGGAGCGGCGTCAGCCTTTCTGCCGGTAGTTCGGCGAGACAGGGTGCGCGGGCGGGACTCCTTCCGCGGTTGACGCCGGACGCCAGTCCCGCGACGGTGCTCGGGTGGGCGCGGATCTTTGCCCGGCGGTTTGAGCCGTTCGGCGCGCTGGAGCGCGATGACCTGGTGAGCATCGGGTGTCTGCGGTTCTATATCGCGCTAGCCCGCTGGAAAGATCACATTGGGGACTTTGGCGCCTGGGCGGTCACGTATATGTGCGGCGGCATGGGCGAGGCGCTCCGACGGGAGGCGCGGGGCAAAGGCGACGCCCGACCCCGGGTGCGGGTGCCGCGTGCCACCCAGAACCGTCTGAACCAGCAAGCCTACTATATCCGCACGCGGAGTTTGCAAAAGTGTGAGGGGTGCGGGGAGGTGGTCGGTCGGGGCCACGGGGCGCGGCGCTGCGACCACTGCGCCACCCCGGCGGCCGTGGCGAACCGTGCGCACCGAGCGGGCATCTCACCTGTTGCGCCGACCTGCGATGTGTGCGGCATGTTAGTGCAACGCGGCTACCGGCGCTGCGATCAGCACGTGAGTCAATGGACCTTGATCTATCGACGGCGACGGGCGCCGCAGAGCGCCTAGAGGAGCACCACATGCGGGGGTCTGTTATTACAGCAAGCTGGGTAGCGTGCTTTGCCTTCCTGCTGCTGATTCAGCCGGGGGGCCTGTTGGCTCCCAATGGGCGGCTGGTCGAGGACCGGATGACGGATGGCGGCAATGGCGTGCCGCCGTTCCCCGGTGGCCGGACCCGGGTCCAGGCCGTCCTGGCCTGGGCGGATGCGGGCTTTCATGGGCCGGTCCCTGGTGGGAAGGTGATTGCGCCAGCAGCGCCGACCAATGTGGCGGCGACGTTGGGGACGCGGACGGACTCGGCGGTGGTGGTCCTGACCTGGACCCCGCCCGCAGGGGAAGCTGCCACCCACACCCGGCTGATTCCGGCGAGCGATACGATCACCATTGCTTTCCCCGGGGACTACAACGATGCCCTCCCCGGCACATACCATCAACGGCCGGTGGCCAGTCCGCCCCGCAGCGCCGACACCTTCCGGCTTGCCTATCCGGCGCTGGCGCAACGGGTGAAGGCGGTGGTGCGGGCCGGGGACAGCACCAGCACCTTTGGGCCGTTCGGGATCTCGGCGCCACTGGTGCTGGGGGTCGGTTGCAAGACCAGCACCACGGGGTGGGGCAGTGCGGCGCTGAGCCCGCAGACCGGGAGCTTCACCGTCCAGTTTGACGCCATCCCGAACGGGACCGCGGTCGATGCGGTGACGGGCTTCTCCGCGACGTCCACGGCGCTCTACTCCGACCTGGCCGTGATCGCGCGGTTCAACGCGAGCGGGATGATCGATGCGCGGAACGGCGCCGCCTACGCCGCCACGAGCGTCATCCCCTACGTGGCCGGCACCACCTATCATTTCCGTCTGGTGGTGAATGTCCCGGCCCACACCTACTCCGCCTTTGTGGCCCCGGCGGGTGGGATGGAGCAGACGATCGGCATCAACTTCGCGTTCCGCTCCGAGCAGAGCGCCGTGGCCGCGCTCGGGAGCTGGACGTGGCATGCGGAGAGCGGCTCGGCGACGACCTGCAACGTCTCGGTCCCCTACACCGTCCCGGTGAACCCGATCGCCAAGGTGACGGTGCTCCCCACGACGATGAGCCTGTACGTGGGGCAGACCGTCCTCCCGACCGTGCTGCTGCAGGACGTGAACGGGGCGACGGTGCTGGGCGGGGTGACCTGGACGACCAGCTCGCCGAGCGTGGCAACGGTGGATGCGGGGAGCGGCCGGGTGCTCGGGATGGCCCCGGGCACGGCAACCATCACGGCGACGAGCACCAACGCGCTCTTTGGGAGCACCGTCGTGCGGGTCACCCTCGTGCCGGTCCGGCGGATGGAGGTCACGCCCGCTCTGGATACGATGGTGGTGGGGACCTCCGTCCAACTGGTGGCCACCACCTACGACTCGGCGGGGAATACGCTCTTTGGGCGCCCGATCACGTGGTCCACAGCTACGCCGTCCATCGTCTCCGTCTCGCCGCTCGGGATGGTGGGCGCGCTGAACGGGGGCGCGGGGCAGGTGACCGCAACGAGCGACGCGCTGACGGCGACCGCCACTATTGTGGTGCGGCTGCCTGCAGGCCCCGGACCGACCCTGGCGAACCGTCTCTACCTCGTTCCGGCCAGCCTCAGCCCCACCCAGGGCGGCGCGCAGACCTTCTACGCCATCCTGCGGGACTCCACGGGGGCCGTGACCACGGGCGTGGATGCCACCTGGACGTCCAGCGATTCGACCATCGCTGTGGTGACCGGGTTTGGGCTGGCCCACTTCCGCGCGCCGGGATTGGCCACGATCACCGCCACGGCGGGCTCCCTGTCCGGGACGGCCGCGGTGAATGTGATGGGGGTGACCGTGACCCCGGTGCTCTTGAGTGTGGGGGCGTTCCGGGTCACCAACGTGCCCTCCCGCTGGTTCACCCGGCTCCCGGCCATGTTGCCGTTGTATACGGGATCCTACCTCGTGGACCTGTTGGGCGTCACGGACACCGCGGTGGTGGGTCGGGCCTTCTGCACCGTGGGGACGCCATGACGGGCCGCGAGATTACGCGTGTTGTTTGGCACGTCCTCCCGCGCATGCTCCTCACCTGGAGCCTCGCGCTGGGGATCCTCGCGGGCCTGAACTGGGGTGCCAGCCAATTCATTGAAAGTCATTGGACGCAGGGCTTCTTCGTGGGCGTGGCGGCAATCATTCTGGGTGACATTGCCCGCTCCGTTGAGGAGCGCTGGATCCATGGCCCTCCAGCAGCAGCGTCCTTTGACTGGTCCGCGGAGGATCCCGCCACCGTGGCCGCGGCGCGGGCCATCTGCACCGTGGCGCCGCGGGACGGGCCGCCCTGTGCCCCGTGTATGGCCATGGCCAAGCGGGCGGTCCGGGCCTACCAGGCGCGGCAGGCCGGATGAAGCGCCTCCTCTGGCCGCTCCTGGCAGCCGGGGCCGTACTCGCGGCGCTGGCCACGGTTCCGGAGATCTGCCGGGGGCAGGGCATCGGGATCTTCCTCCGGCATGACCGCCTGGCGGAGTACAGCGCCGGGGCCGGGCTCAACCTCCTGAGCCGCGGGCCCTGGATCGCCAAGGGCTGGCGCCATCCCGTCCTCCGCTTCGCCGGAGTGCAGCTGACCAGCTACGCCTACGAGCGATTGTTCGACTACAACGGATTTGCCTGGAGCGACTACCGCCAGCGCTTGTATGGCTACCTGGTGACGGAAGCGGTGATTGAGGGGGCGCGGTGGGTGCTCCACCATGGACGGCACGCGTGAGCCACCATGCGCCTGACGGAGCAGGACGCGGAGTTTGTCTGCGCGACCAGCGCCACGTCGCTTACGCGGCTCGGCGCCCAGCTGGCCGGCGCCAACGGCGTTATGTTCCAGTGTCCCAAGTGTTCGGTGGGGCGGGAGCGCGGGGAGGAAGCTGGGCGGCGCTACGTCATCGGCGCGCACTACGCTATCTGCTTTTTCTCCAATCCGCAGAACGCGCCACCGCTGCCGCCGGAGTGGTGGCCCAAGATTGCGCGCTGGACCATGACCGGGACGAGCTTGGCGGACCTGACCTTGCGGCCCTCCATCCTCTTCTCCCCGCCTGGCTGCGCCTGGCACGGGTACATTACTAACGGAGACCTCCACGAGTGACGGTCACAGACGGGACAGAGGCCTGGGTGTGGGTGGAGTTCCGCGGCGGCCCCAAGGACGGCGACGTGGAGTTATGGGGCTATCCCGTCCCATCGCGGATCCGGTTCCCGCGTCCCGTTCGCGCGATTGCGGTGGCGGAGGTTCCGGAAGAGCCGGGGCTGCCCATCGCCAATGAGTACGCGGCGACCGATGATCAGAGCTTCCTCGTCACCCGGATTGACACCTGGGCCTCCCAACACGCGCGGGTGGGGCGGGAGGCGTACATCGAGCATGCGTGCCGCGGGAAGGCGCCGATGATCTACTGTTGGCAGGGGCTGGTCTAGCGTGCCCCAAGTCATCGCCCCGGGGATGAGCCCGCGCCAAGCACTGGTCAAGCGCTTGGGCCCGGGCGGGATCCGCGCCTGGGTGGAGACACTGACCGAGGAGGAGTTGAGCTATCTCCCGTATGCCTGGCGGGAGTTCTGGGCCCGGCCGAATCAGCTGGCCCCGCTCGGGGACTGGTTTGTCTGGCTGTTGCTGGCGGGCCGCGGCTTTGGCAAGACCCGGACCGGCGCGGAGTGGGTCCGGGAGCGCGTGGACAAGGGGGCCCGGTCCATCGCGCTGGTGGCCAAGACGCCGGACCACGCGCGCGACGTGATGATCGAGGGCAAGCCCGGGGTGCCCGGGTTGCTGGGCGTGTTCCCGCCCTCGCAGCGGCCGCTGTACCAGCCGGGGCTCCGGCGCGTAGTGTTCCACACCGGGGCCATCGCCACCACGTACTCCGGCGCCGAGCCGGATCAGCTCCGCGGCCCGTCCCACGATACGGGGTGGGCCGATGAGATGGCGGCCTGGATGTATGTGAAGGAGACCTGGGACAACCTTGTCCTGACGATGCGGCTAGAGTCGGCCCAAATCCAGCCCCAAGTCTGCGTCACCACGACCCCTAAGCCCGTCACCATTATCCGCCAGTTGCGGAAGCGGCCCAATGTGCGGGAGACCGGCGGCTCCACCTACGAGAATGCCGACAATCTCCCGGCCAGCTGGTTTGCCGAGTTGCGGCAGACCTATGAGGGCACCGCGCTGGGACAGCAAGAGTTGTACGCCGCCGTCCTAGACGAGATGCCCGGGGCCCTGTGGACCCGGGAGCGGATCCAACAAGCCCGCATCAAGGACATCCCCGTCGACAAGCTGGCCCCCGCGGGCGCCTATTCCCGGCGCCTCAAGTTGGTGCCCGCACTCCGGCGGATTGCGGTGGCCATCGATCCGGCGGTCACCGCGGACGAGGAGTCCAATGAGACGGGGATCATCGCCGGGGCCATCGATACGCAGTCCCCGCCCCACGCCTACATCTTTGCGGATCTGAGCGGGCGCTGGAGTCCGGAGGTCTGGGGCCGGTACGCGGTGGGGATCCTGCACGCGCTTCAGGGCGACCGCATCATCGCCGAGACCAATCAGGGCGGGTTGCTGGTGGAGCGGAACTTGCGCGTGATCGCACCGAACGTCCCCTACAAAGGGGTCCACGCGACGCAGGGCAAGCGGACCCGGGCCGAACCGGTGGCGGCCCTCTACGAGCAGGGCCGGATCCATCACGTGGGCGTGTTCCCGGAGTTGGAGGACCAGCTCTGCACCTGGCTCCCCGGGGAGGCGTCCCCGGACCGGTTGGACGCGCTGGTCTGGCTGTTGTGGGATCTGCTCGTGGCGGACGAGATGGTGCTCATCGAGGCGTTGCAGGTTAACTTCTGACGGGTCAGCCCCCGGTGGCACCCGAGGAGAACGGGCACCCTGTTAGGGAAAGGCCCTCGTCCAGCTGATCGCCGCAGAGCCTGGCCAGGGCATCCTACGGCCGTCGTGAGGCGGTCACGGGTCCAGGCAGCAACCCGGCAGACTCGGCGGAGACGTGCCCGGCGGCGGGCCGTGAAGGGCCACGGGACTTTGGGTAACGGGGTCTCGGTGTTGCTCAGCCGCAAGCTGTAGGGGAGAGAGACGCCCTAAGTACACGGGTGGCCGCTCCCCCGCCGCTCAGTCGGTGAGCTCGCTGGCTGGGCGGTGCATTCCCGGCGGTCCACGGTGACCGCGGTTGCTAGGCCGCAGCCGGAGGCGGGTTCGAGCCCCGTGCCGGGAGCTGCAGCGCCCACCACCACCCGGAGGGTGGCTATGGCGTCAATCAGTGATGTGGTGAATGATCTGGTGGCTCGCGCCCTTGTCGAACGGGATGCCTACGTCTGGATGGGGCTGCAGATGCTCTTGCCGAGCATTCCTGCCGCCAGCGATGCCACGGTGCTGGATCCCGCGGCGGCCGTGGGACTGGATGCCCCGTTCCGGGCCGCGGATCCGTCCGCGGGCGCGGCGGATGCGCGGGGCGTGAACCGGCTGAGCTGGAGTGCCGGAGCGCTAGTGACGGATGTGGTGAATGACTGTCTCAACCGCGCCGAGATAGAACGGGACGCCTACACCTGGTGCGGGCTGAGTGAGGTGATCCAGTGGCTGGGGAGTAACGTCCTCAGCGCCAAGCTGCCGCTGCCAGCGGTCGTCACAAGCGAAGCGCCCTTCCGGGGGAGCGATAGCCCTGCCGGAGCCGCCGATGCGCGGGGACTCAACCGGCTCACCTGGATCTAGGAGGCCTTGATGGCCACCATCCAACAGGTGCTCGATGACGCGCTGGACCGTGCGCTGACGGAGCGCGATGGACGGCTCTGGGCCGCGCTCCAAGCTATCAGCCGCGCCACGCCCCCGGCAGTGGCCGCCCAGACGGTGCCGACGGTGACGGGGCTGGCGCCGTTCCGGGCCGCGGATGGCGCGGCGGGCAGCTGCGATTCCCGGGGGCGCAACCGGACCACCGCGAGCGGGAACCACGGGGACTGGGTGGAGGACACGCTGGCGCGGGCCGTGGCGGAGCGGGATGGCCGGTTGTGGGCCGCGCTCCAGGTCCTGCGGCAGCATCTGCCCCCCGCGTTGGGGCGCACACTTGTCCCGGACGCCACCGGGCTCCCGCCCTTCCGGAGCGGGGATTCCAGCGCTGGTAGCTGCGATAGCCGCGGCGTGAACCGGACCAGCTGATGGTGAACCTCTTGGAGCGGCGCGCAGTCTTCGTCTACGAGACAGCCCGGCTGGCGGCCCAAGCGGCGGCGGTGCCCATTGTCCCGCCGTCCTGGGTGGAGCGCGAGGAGCCCTTCAAGGTACAGTTCCGCGCCGTCATCGAGCGACAGATGGGCGACCAGCGCTCCCGGTCCCCAGAGGAGTTGCACGGGAGCTGGATGCAGGCCTACTTCGGCATGGGGTGGAACTATGGGGAGCGGTACGACCCCGCGGCCAAGACCCATCCGGACATGGTGCCCTACGCGAAGCTGGGTCAGTTAGAGCGGGACAAGGACGCGGTGTTTGTGGCCCTCTGTGAGATTGCGCGGCAGTGGATCTACGACGTGCGGGAGCCGCCACTGTGAAGCAGATCCCACCCAAGCCCGGCGCGCGGCCGCGCGGCGACTACCAACAGGAGCTACCCATGGCCAAAGGCGGCTACAGTAACCAGTGGGGCAACGAGCCATGGGGCTCCTTGCCCGGCGGGCAGCAAGTCAAAGGGATCAGCCGGAAGCCCAAGGCGGCCGGACCGGAGCACCTGGACAAGCTCAAGGGATCTGGCATCGCGCACGAGAAGGCCCCGGGTCCGGGCGCGGCCGGGGAGCCGCGCGATGAGAAGGGACGCTGGACCAAGTAAAGGAGGATCCGATGGCGGACAAAGCAGCCTGTGTTGGGCATCCGGCCTTCGCCAAGCTCCACGGCAAGCCAGGGACGGATAGCGTGGAGCAGCATCCGGACTTCTTTCAGCGGCCCGAGGACCGGCCCGCTGCTGACACCCAAGCGCCGGAGGCTTCGCCCCAAGACCATGCGGCCGCGAAGGAGCCCGATGCGTCCAAGCCGAGCGGGTCGCCGACGCACAGCAGCTACTAGGCGACGGGATCCCATGCAGGTGCAGTATGGGGATGGGAAGGTGGTCATCACCTTTGAGCCCCGCGACGGGCCTCATGAGTTTGCCAAGGCCCTCGCGGCGGTCGCGTTGTGGATGGATCGGCTGGTGAATGTCCGGGTCTCCAAAGGCGGGGAGGTCACCGTCAAAGAATGAGCGCGCCCGACATCCTGTCCATTCCAGGCTTCACCCCGCAGAGCATCAGCCTGCCCGTCATCCCGACGCCCTCCGGTTCCGCCCAGGCCACGTTGGTCGGCTCGGGCCCCTCGGCGCCGCCGGTGATCACGGGGCTCAAGGATGTCTGGCTGCTCCGGACCCACCCGGAGTACGATGCCAACGTGGACAAGTGGACCATGGCCATGGAGCACTACACCGGCCAGGTTCTGGAGCCGGACCGCGTGATCAAGTACCTCCCCCGGAAGCAACAGGCCGAGTCCATTGAAGGCTACCGGGAGCGGACCGGGCTGGCGGACTACACGCCGCACTTCGCCACGGTGGTGGACTCCCTGGCCGGGATGCTCTTCTCGGCCGAGTCGGATACCAACCGCGACTGGGGCGCGCTGGGGGATGCGGATGATGCCCAAAGCATCGCCGGACGGCTCAAGAACGATGTGGACGGCTCCGGGCAGAACCTCGGATGGGTCAGCCTCTGGAAGCAGTGCACGGCGGACCTCCTGGTGGTGCACCGGGCCTGGATCCTGTGCGACGGCGGGGAGAACTTCAACGGCGACATTGTGAGCCGGGTAGTGGCGCTCCCGGTCCAAGCCGTCCGCAACTGGCGCATGGAGAAGGGACGGTTGGTGGAGGCCGTGGTGGCCGAGATGAAGGATCAGCGGACCGCCCTGGACGAGCAGCGGGTGACGCCGTTCCAGTACACCTTCGTGCACTACCGGCTGGACGGCTGGACGCGCTGGACCCTGGACAAAAACCAGACCCCCATCAAGCTGGACGAGGACACCTACAGCTTTGAGGACCGGCTGGGGAACCCCGCGCTCCCCCTCTTCATGATCAACTTGCCGCTGCGGCGGAACGTGGGGTGGATGCTGGCCAAGAAGGCCAATGCCATCTTCAACAAGCAGTCCGAGATGGATCATCTGCTGCGTGCAGCCCAGCTCTCCATCAAGCTCAACATCTTCGCCGATCTGAGCTACATGGAGCAGATCAAGACCGACATCCTGGAGAAGGGCGGGATGGTGCTGGCCAATCCGCCCCAGGGCAAGGGCCACAGCTTCATCGCGCCGGAGTCGGGGCCGGTGAGCGTGGCGCTCCAAGTGCATGAGCGCCGGGTTGAGGAGTTCTACAAAACGGCTTTCCGCGAGTACACGGACAGCGCCAAACAGCGCACGGCCACCGAGGTGAGGCAAGAGATTGCGGCGGGCTCCGGGGCCATTCTGCAACTGGTGAAGGGAGCGCTGGACGACGCGGAGAACGAAGCCCTGTGGCGCGTGGAGCAGATTGAGTTCGCCGCGGACCGCACCAAGTGGTTCACGGCCAGCGTGGAGCGGACGGACAACTTCGCGCCGACGGATCCGGACGCGGTCATCGACAACATGATGAAGCGCTTCTTTGAGAACCGGATCCCGGTGGGCCGCAAGGCGCTGATCCAGGCCGCCATCGACGCCATCCAATACCAGGGCTATGACGTGGATGAGAAGGACGTGGGGGCGGCGGTGGATGCGCATCTCATCGACCGTGCCCTCACCACCGGGGAACAGTTGCCCTTGGGCGCGGAGGCACGGGCCGAGTTGGCCATCCGCTGGATCCAGAGTTTGGGGATGTTTGACTGGGACGAGGAGGTGGCCACCGGGGCAACGGATGAGACCGGAAAGCCCGTCACCGCCAAGCGCGGGGATCTCATCACCACCGAGATTCGCCAGCTGGCGCGAGCCCAGATGCTGTCGGAGATTCGCGGGGCCAGCTTCACGCCGGGATCACAGTTGACGGGCGGCGGCACCGAGGCGGAAGGCGCCAAGCCTGGCCAACCCGGGAATGGACAGGCCCCGCCGGGTGGCGGGAAGCCCCCGACCCCCGCGCCAGGGAAAGGTGGGCCCAGCGGCTCCCCGGAGATTCACGTACACCTCCCGAGCGGCAAGCGCATCATCACCACGCGGCGCCTGCCCTCCGGAGACATGCAGAGTGAAGTGAGCGATGGCGAACCGGCCGGGGCCAAGCCATGAGTCAGGCCGTGGGCTGTCTGATTTGCCGAGCCCGGGGCCGGATCTGGAATGGTCGGAGCTGGGCGGCCTGTCGGGATTGCCGCGGGACGGGGCGCGTGGCCCACTGTGTGGCCTGCGCGGGCCGCGGCTTGTTGTGGTTGGGCGGGGATGAGTACCTGGAGTGCCCCGGGTGCGAGGGGACGGGGAAGCCCATTCGGCGGCGTCTCTACGTGGAGACGCATGGCATTGCACGCAAGGTGATTCCGGCTTTGATTCCCGCAGGCCGGAGTCCGGCGGTGGAACTGCGGGGACCAGGATGGTAAAACCGATGGCCACCACAGCAGCGGTGACCTTTACGCCAGACGTCGATCTGGCGCAGAAGCTCTCCGGGGTCTTGCCCCTGGGGCCGAATCAAACCCGCGTCACCTGTCCACGCTGTGGCTCGCCGTATCTGGCGACCTTCGCCAGCGGCGCGCCGCGGGGCTTGGGCGCGGCGGATGGCACCTTCACCTGTACGGCGGGGGACTGTGGCTACAGCGGTCCTCCGGTGAGGAGCTAACCACTCATGCGGGCCTACTCTGTCAATCTCGTCGGCGCGGCGCTCACGGCGGCTATCACTAGCATCCTGGAGCTGACGGCCCACACCAACCGTGCCCTCATCGTTACCCGGGCCGCGCTCTCCCAACAAGCGAATACGACCAGTCTCCAGCAAGCCATCCAGCTTCTGCGGCAGTCTACCGCGGGCACCAACGTGACGACCCCCAACATCAACCCCGCGGATCCGGATGACGCGGCGGCGGGGTTCACAGCACGAGGGTTGTGTACGGTGCTTGGAACCGCCGGGGCCATTCTCTATCCCGACAGCTTCAACTGGCAAAACCCCTGGCTGTACTTGCCAGTTCCGGAGGAGCGGCGTATGGTGGTCGGGGCAGGAATTGTGAGTCTCAAACTCCCTGTCGCGCCGGGTCAAACGCAAACCATCAATGCGGATCTGGACGTGCTTGAGGTTGGGTAGTGTGGCAGGCCGTTGCGCTGCAGCAGCTGAATCACGTCGTCGCCGTCACGCCGACGCCCAACGGGCCGCTGCAGCCGCGCGGCTACGTGGTCACGGCGGACTACCCCCAGGCTCAGCTGATGCAGTTGCCCAAGTTGCGGCCGGTTGGTCCGGCGCCAGTGGCGTTCCCACCGGTCGGCGGGTGGGGTGCCTGGCAGGCTCGGGCCTTTGCCCCGCCCGACGCCGCGGCACTCTTCGCCGCCTTCCGGCTCCCACTGCTTCCGGTGGGGCCGGGGCCGGTACGCTTCCCGCTTGTCGGTCGGTGGGATGCCGGGGTGATCCTCCGGCCAGAGGCGGACCGGACCGCCTGGCTAACGAGTTGGTTTCGGGTACCGTTGGCCGCGGTGGGGCCCCGGCCCGTCGCCTTTCCGGCGCTTCCCGTGGCCTATCCGGTGCCGCCGCCGTCGCCCACGTTGTGGCAGCGGTTGGTCTTGGCCGCCATTACCGCCGGAGTGGCGCCACCACCGCCGCCGCCATCCGTGCTGGTGCAGTTGCTCGGGCTGCCGTTGTGGGCTATTCAGCGGTGGCCGCCCGTCAAACCGCCCGTGCCCTACTACGTGGAGCAGCCCCCGCCGCCGGTGGTGATCCCGCGGGCTCAACGGCTCGGCCACCGGGTGGAGACGGCCCCGCTGGCCGTCCTGATGCAGGCCGTGGAGCGAATCCTCCGGACCCCCGAGCGGCGGCCCGTGCAGGCACCGCGGCTACTGGTGCGGCGGCGGATCCCGGCCCCGCTCCCGCCGATTATCTTCGCCGTCAGTCCGGTCCCGGTGGCGCCGCCCGCCAAACCGGCCTTGGTCCCCTTGCCGACGCGGGATCAGCTCCCCGCGCTCCCGGATCTCCCGCGACCCGTGACCACGGTAGTGACGGCGGCGCTGACCCAGTTGGACCGGAGCCACCGGCGTGCAGCACGCCACGCGAAGCGACGGATGATGCTCACGGTTCTTCGGGAGGTCCAGGAAGCCCACTGGGCGGCGTTGGCCTGGCTGCTGGAGGAGTGATCGGAAGTTCCGGGGGCGCGTAGCGTTTCCGCGCCGCCGACCCTATACTCGGAGGCACGTATGGCCAATGTTGGCGAAGAGCTGCCGGACGGGACCACCGCCTTTGGGGACCGGACCAAGACCTGTACCCGGTGTAACGGGGGCAAGGTGGTGGCGGGGCCCCAGCAGGCTGGGATGCGCACGCGGGAAATGGTCCAGTGCCCCACGTGTCAGGGAACCGGGGTCATTCCTAAGGCCGCCTACGAGCGATGAGTGGCCTTACCGGTGTAGTCTACGCGCCCTATGCGCCTGCCCAGCCGTTCAACGGCGCGCAGGCCATGCCCCAGGTCCCGGCGCGGGCCCAGCCCATGCGGCGGAACGCCCGCATCGATGGACTGACCAGCCAGGACGCAGGCGCCGGGGTGCCCATTCTCCGGAGCGTCAAGCGCGTCCCGCTGACCAATCCGCTCACCAAGGCCTGGCTCACGGTTAAGACGGCGGAGACCGTGGCGGATCCCGGCAGCCTGCAGCTGGCCATCACCACCACCAATACCGTCGCGGGACAGATCACGGACGACGGGCACGCGACCGGCACCGGCCAGCTCAAGTTTACTCCGACGCAGGCTCAGCTCGGGGCGCTGACCGCAGGCGCGTCCTACGTCTATGACCTCCAGCTCAAGTTCCAGGATGGGACGGAGTGGACGGCGGAGAAGGGGACGTTGCTGGTGGAGGCGCCCGTGACGCAGGCCACCAACTAGGGAGGCGCCATGCCTGGCCGACCCACGCAACCCCCGACATCGCAAGCGCAACGCCGCGCGTTCTACGCGGCCAAGGCTGGGAAGTCCCGGCTCGGGATCCCGCAGAAGGTTGGCGCGGAGAAGGTCTCGGCCGGGCACGGGGTCACGGGGCTCCCGGCCCGGCTCCATCCCAAGAAACGGGTGCAACGGCTCGGTGCTCGTCGAGCCTGAGGTCGGGGCTGCGGCGCTGGGGCCGCCCTGTCCCGCGTGTGGCCACGAGTGCCAAGCGCTGGCGCGGAGTCGGGACGCCGCGCAGCAGCTCATGTGCGGGGTGTGTCTGAGCTTCTGGTGGAAGGATGTGCACGGGGATCTGTTGCCCTGGAACCCCGGGCCTGTGCCAACTCCAACGGGAGGATCGACGGATGGCGCTGCCCAAATGGCTGAGCTGGTTCCATCTGGACCCGAACACGACCTATCGCTGGGCTTCCTTCTGGCTCGGCGCGATGGTGGGGCTGCTGTACCAACTGGCCCATGTGGGCCTGTGGGGGATGAGCGGGAGCGTGGTGGGGATCCTGGGGACCATGCTCTTCGGGGCCCTGCATCAACTGGCTGAGGCCTGGGACGCGGCCCACGGGGAGTACGGCCCGGTGGGCGCGGTGGTGGGCCGGACCGGGTTCGGCTTCTCCTGGCGGGACGTGGTGATGAACGGGGCCGGAGCGTTCGGGCTGCAGATCTTCTTGACCCTGGTCGGCCTCTTGGTGGGGATGGTGCGTTGAGTCCATGGCGATCATCGAGTACCACGAGCGCCCGGATCCCAAGGACCAGGATCCCTCCTTGCGGGCGGCGCAGGGACGCAAGGGCTGGCTGCAGCTGCCGCACTACGTGGCGCCCGGGGCCAAGGGCATGCAACGGTGTGCCCGGTGCCGCGGGGAGGGCGAGGTGGAGAAGGTCCACCCCACGCGCTTCATCCGGCACGAGCCCTGCCCGGGGTGTGGCGGGAGCGGGAAGGTGATCCCGGTGGTGCATCCGTCCGGCTGGTATATCACCTTCTTTCACTTTCACAGCGACGGGCAGGTAGACCCGGATGAACTGCCCTACCTCAAAAAGCTCAACGCGCACGGCTAAAGGAGGCATTCATGCGGATTTGCATGCTGTTGGTGGTGCTGGCGATGGCCTGCGGCGGAACGGAGCGGGCTGGGGTGCCGCCCCGGGACACCACGCAGGCAAAGGCCGATACCGGGAAAGACTGTGACCACGCCAAGGATCACGGGAAGGGCAAGGGCCACGACCAACACGGGAAGCCATGCGGCTAAGGATCCTCTTCGGGCTCGCGGGGGCCAGCCTCGGCCTGGTGGGGCCGAGTCTAGCGAACGCGCAGGTGTCAGCGACGGCTGGCCCTCCAGCCTGTGGACGGCGATGTGGGACGGAGCGCTGGGCGGTTAAGACCCTGACCGACACGGATACCGGGGAGATTGTCCCGGTGGCCGTGCTCACGACGGTCGCCGCGTTGCGGGGGATCCCCCGGCCGCCACCGCGTGCGTTGCCGGAGACGCGGCGTGTCCTCAACCGAGATCCGGCTGCCCAACGGATGTGGGCGGCGACGGAACGGACGATCTACCTACTGCACGTCATGGTGGTGGGGTGGAAGGCCGAGGCCGACAGCGACTATCACCTGGTCATCGCTGATTCTGGCGCGCTCACCCGGACCATGATCGTGGAGGCGCCCAATCCGCGCTGTGCGCGGGCCTGTGCCTCGGCCTGGGCGCCCGCCTTTGCGGCGGTACGCGCCAGCATTCGGGGGATCCTGGGACTGCCGCCGGTCCGGTTCCGTCGGCTGCGGCGGCCAGTGCCGGTGACCCTTGCCGGGGTGGGTTTCTTTGATGTGCTGCACGGGCAGACCGGTGTGGCGCCGAACGGCCTGGAACTCCATCCACTGTTGACCATTGTCCAGGAGGGACCGTGGCGAAAATAGCCAAGCTTGGGTCGGGGAAGCGGTTCGCGGCCATCGAGAAAAAGGCCGCCGCGTCCGGCGCGCGGGATCCCGGTGCCGTGGCCGCCAAGGCCGGGATCAAGGCCCACGGCAAGAAGGTGATGCAGCGGCTGGCGGCGCGCGGGCAGGTCCGAGCCGCCAAGTAGGCCGTGCCGGACCTGCCCACCGATGCGGACATCGCGGGCACCTACCAAGATGCCCTCCGCGCCGTCCGGCTCCGGATGGGCACGTTGGATGTGGAGTTGGGGCGGGCGCTGGCCGCGGCGCTCCGCCGCTGGGCGGACAATCTGGAGGCCCGGGTAGCGGACATGGCCGAGGTCCGGCGCGCCGCGGCATTAGACGCTGCCGCGATCACCCGGGAGACGGCAGCCACGTTGGAGCGGGAGTTGGTGACGGCGGCGGAGCAGGCCCGCGCGCTGGCCTATACCGATGTCCAGCGCATCTGGGAGGACGCCATCCGCGAGGCGGTAGGCGACGCCCCCGGAGCCGAGGCACTGCTGGGCACGGTCCGGGTCCCCAGCATCACCATGCTGAATCAGTACGCCTCTCTCAATGCCGCCAATCACTGGGTCACCCTGCTCCGGAGCGACGTGGTAGACGCCGCGGCGGAGGCCAACCGTATCATCCTGGACGGGATCGCTGCCGGAATCTCCCCACCCGAGCTGGCCTCCCGGCTGCGGCGCTACGTGGATGGGGCGGACACGTTCGCCGCGCTGTTTCATGACGTAGAGACGCCGGAAGGAGTCATGGCCAAGCTGGACCGCCGCACCATTCCTCGCGCGCTCCAGGGCGCCGCGGCGCAGGTGGACTTCAATGCGCGCCGTATCGCTCATACGGAGTTGTGGAATGCCCGGGCGGAGGCGGAGGTGCAACACTTCGTGAACGATCCGCTGGTGGCGGCGGTGCAGTGGCGCCTCTCGCCGGACCGCGGCACGCAGATCCTCCCGGACGAGTGTGATATTCTAGCGCGGGCAGACTTCTATGGCTTGGGCCCCGGGGTCTATCCGGTGGACGCCGTGCCGGCGCCGCCGCATCCCTTTGACCGCTGCGAGCGGATGCCGGTGACCCGGGGCTGGTCGGCGAAGGATGATCCCAAGCCCGCGGGGGATCTGAACGAACAGGCCTGGAAGCAGACGAGCCGCGCACTGGGCAAAGGGATGAGCAAGGAGGCGTGGCTCAGCACCGTCCAGGATGCACTCAGCGCGGTGTTTCGTGGCTCCACGTTGATTCCATGATCCAGGTCACCTTGCCCGACAACACGTTGGCCGCCGTTCCCACGGCGCACTACTGTCCGACGTGTGAGCAGCGGATCGTGCAGGTGGCCCGGCTCTTTGCCGACGGAAGTTCCGTGACATTGCGCTGGACGGAGTGGTGCGGATGTGTGGAGAGGGCTAGCGCCGGAGCCCCCAAGCTTTTACCGTAGAAGCCAGAACTCTCAAACGCCGGAGGATGCGCCCGTGGCTGGTGAGAAGATCACCGTAACCGGACCCGATGGAAAGCCGTTTGAGACCATCCTGCCGGATGGCTTCATGCCCACGGCCGTCGTAGAGAAAGACTACATCCCCCGCAAGTCACACGACGATGCCTTCGCCAAGTTCCGTCAGAACTCGGCCACCGAACTCCTCACCGACGCCGAATTCCGGGCCCAAGCGCTCCGCACCTGGGGCGTGGCCTCGGCCGGGAACGGCGGAGCGGGTGGGGCCGGGGCCGGGGGCGACAAGGGGGGTGGTGCGGGTGCCGGTGGTGGAACGGGGGGCGCGGGAGCCGGTGCGGGTGAGCCGGATCCCACGACCATCCAGCGCTACCGGGACCAGTTTCGGCGGGAATGGGAAGAGCAGGACCTCAAGCCCCTCCAGGAGGAGCGGACCACCCTCACCACGGAAGTGGCCGGGGCCCGGCAGCTGCTGATGGAGCGCGCCGTGGTGGATGCGGCACTGGACGTGGGGGTGGATCCCGAGCTGTGCAAGGGGATGAACGGGGACATGCCGGAGATCGTGAAGCTGCTCGTGGGCCAGGTGGCCTACGATCCGGAGTCCAAGCGCGTCTTCGCCTGCGACCCGTCCAAGCCCGAGGACGATCCCAACCCCTGGCGCATCAGCGGGAAGCGCCGTGGGGAGGGGGAGCCGCCCTGGATGACGCCGCGGGAACTACTGGAGGACTGGATCAAGACCCACCCCCGCTACGCTGTTCAATCCAAGCAGCGCGGCGCCGGGTTCCAGCAGGCCGCCGGGGGCGGCGGGGCGGGCCGGAGCAAGGTCATTCAAGGCGGGAACACGCCGGAGGCGGCGCGGGAGTTCGGGCGCAACCTCGAAGACATCGCCGCGGGCACGGTGAAGGTGGCGATGCCGGGCGTGTCGGAGTAGGTAGAGCCAGACAGCTTTTCCGCCGCGGGCGCGAGTGCGCGGCGTGGGCCTGTTGATTCCCTCCGTTGGCTCGGGGGACCTCTCCGCCCGAGGGGACGTTGGACCGGGGCGTGACCGCGGCCGGTGGAGCGCGGCGCAGCACTGAAGCGCCCGAACAACGTCTTGGAGAGGACCGCCCGTGGCCAATACCCTCGCGGCCGCCATCCCCCAGATCCTGGCGCAGGGCCTCCTGGCGCTGCGGCAACAGGCCATCATGGCGCGGTTGGTGAATGCCGCCTATTCTGACATTGCCGGGGACAAGGGGACGTCGATCGACGTGCCGATCCCCAGCGCCGTGTCCACACGAGCTGTCGTGGCCGCGGCCGTTCCGCCCCAGGCTGCTGACCTCGGTCCCACCAAGGTCAACATCCCGATGGACCAGTGGATCGAGGCGCCCTTCCAGCTGTCCGACAAGGACGCGCTGGAAGCCATGGGCGGCATCATCCCGATGCAGGCCTCCGAGGCCATCAAGTCCCTGGCCAACTACGCCGACACGTTCATGCTCCAGCTGCCGGACGGGTCGGAGACCGGGGGCCCGTCTACCGCGCTGCAATTGATCTACAACGTGGCCGGGACACCCGCCACAACGCCCTTCGCGGCGGATCTGGCGGCCTACCGAGACGGGCGCAAGCTCCTCAACAAGGCCCCGGCGCCGTTCACGGATCGCCGGGTGATCCTGGGGCCGGACGCGGAGGCCAACGCGCTGAACCTGGCGCTGTTCCTCCAGGCCTACTCCACCGGGGATCAGGCCGGGATCGTCCAGGGGCTCATCGGCCACCGGGTAGGGGCGGACTGGTACCTGGACCAGAACGTCCAGAGCCACACCACCGCACTGGTGGGTGCCGGGGCCCTCACGGCCAACGGCGTCAATGCGGTGGCAGCCAGCGGCGTGCAGCAGACGCTCTCCATCGCCAAGGGGGCCGGGGTCAGCTGGGCGGCCGCGGTGGGCGACGTCATTCAGATCGCCACCGGGCCCGCGGCCGGGTTCTACGCCGTGGCCACGGCGGTCACCGTCACGCAGGGCGCCAACACCACCGTCAACATCTTCCCGGCCTTGGCCGGGGCGACGGCGGGGGGCGAGGCCATCACGGTCGCCACGGCGGTCGGGACGGCGGCGGCGACGACCTCCGTGAACAACCTCCTGTTCCACCGGGACGCGTTCGCCTTCGCGAATCGGCCGCTGGTGGGCAGTGCTGAGGGGCTCGGCAGCATCATCCAGTCGGCCATCGACCCGATCTCGGGCCTGACGCTCCGGCTGGAACTGCGCCGCGACTACAAGCAGACGACGTTCAGCTACGACATCCTGTTCGGCGCCCGGATGCCGCGGGCGTCGCTCGCGGCCCGGATCCTCGGGTAACGGGGCGGGATGATGCGGGAGGCGCGGCCAGAGGAGTTGAAGCCTCGGACCGCGCCTCCCGAGGCGCGTCCACCGCGGTTCTATGGCGCCACGCAGTCACTGATCCGGGTCCACGGGGGCGGTGCCCGTCCGGAACCTGTTCACGCTCTGCTGGAGGCCCGACGGGTTATGGCTGAGGTGCCAGTAGCCAACAGCGGTGAGACCCTCATCGAACACCCCGAGATCCCCGGGGCGGTCATGCGGATCCCCAGCACGGCCTTCGATCCCGCCGTCCACACGCCCTGGCCCGAGGGGCAGGTGCCCTGGATGGACGGGGCCGGACACGCGCTGGGCGAGGCGCCCGCGCGCCGGAAGGCCCCGGAGCCGAGTCGGAAGAGCCGGGCAGCCCCGAGCAGCAGTGAGGCGGACGAGTAGCGTGCGTGGCGACCTACTTCGACCCCACGGATCCTGCCGACCTCCAGCTGCTGCCGCCGTCCTTGCGGGACGCGCCGGTGGTGGAGGAGTTGGCGCCGCTGGTCGAGGACGACGTGATCGCGCTCTACACCCGCCACTACCACGATGCCCGCTACACGTTGCTCCAGCCCGTGGCCTCGCCGCCCCTCGGCTTCACCCAACGGCCGTCCTTTGTGTTCACGCCCCGGGGCTTTGCGACGGACATCGGCGGCGGGCAGTTGGTGTACCTGATCGGGTATATGCCGGACAGCGCCGATGCGCAAACGGACGTGGGGCTGGTCAAGGCCATGAAGCGGGAGATTGCCGAGACGCTCCGCTGGCGCGCCAAGCAGTGGGACCGGGATCCCGGGGTGCGGTCCGAGGGCGGGCAATCCGGGCTGACACGGTCCTACGCGGAGAGCGTGGACGATCCATTCCCGCCGTCCTTTGGGCGCTGGCTGAAGCCGTACGACTCGCGGCCCACCAACTGGGCCCTCTAAGGGGAGCACGCACATGACGGGTACCAATCTTGGTGACAGCATCCGGGTCTATGCGCTGACGCTGACGCCCGCGGCGCTGGCGGCGGCGTTGGGCGCCACGGAACAGACCTTCATCGTGCCCGGCCTCTTGCCCGGGGACGTGGTGGCCGTCTCGCCACCGGGCGCCGGGACCAACTGCGGACTGATCGGGGCCCGCGTCAGCGCCAAGGACACGTTGGCCCTGCTCTGGGGCAACCTCACGGCCGTGGCCAACGTGCCGCCGGGGGGCGTGTACGTGATCTTTGCCATTCGGCCGTAGGCGGAGGAGCGGTGCGTGCTGGAGCTGTCCGCCCAGATCACCGTCGGTCCCGCGCTCAACCTGATCACGGGGCTCGCGGAGCGCGCCAAGGACCTGACGCCGGTCTGGCTGGGCGGGGTGAAGCCGTCGCTGGATCGCTTCTTCGAGGAGCAGTTTGCCACCAACGGCAACGCGGGCGGATTCCCCTGGCCGCCGCTGACCGACGCGACACTGGCGGCCAAAGCCCGGCTGGGCCGGGGCAACATGGGGATCCTCCGGCTGTTCGACCGGCTCTGGGCCAGCCTGGTCAAGCCGACGCCGGGCAACGCAGGGATCTCGGCCATCGGCGGCCAGGGCACCACGACGCAAGTCTATGTCCGCGGCACCGCCGTCCAAAGCGACACAGGCTTTCCCTACGCGCTGGCCCATCAGTCCGGGTTCACGGTCAGCGGCTGGGGGCGGGCCCAGTTCGCCGTGCCCAAGATTGTGCCGCCGCGCATCCTCATTCCGCCCGTGATGCCTGCGCCATTGATCGAGCAGTGGGCCCAGATGATGCGGGACTACATCGTGGAAGGAGCGCCGCCGAGTTGATTCTGGAAGGCATCCGGCTCCTGACGGATTGGTACAGCGGGCTCCTGAAGGACGCCGCTGGCCAGGATCAGTCCATCAACACCTGGCTGGCCAAGGTGCCGCTGGATGCCCAGGACAAGCGACCGGACCGGATCGTGGCGGTGCTGGACCCGACGCGGAACGCCAAGGTGGCCCGCGGCGAGCCGGATCCCGCGGTGAAGTTCCCGATCATCTTGGTGGGGCAGAGTTCCCCGGGGGACTTTGAGGGCCAGGTGCGGACGCTCCCACCCCAAGCGGTGCGGGATGCCAATGCGACGTTCCTGGTGGCCTACGTCACCCAGAAGCACGACTCCGAGGTGGCCGACGCCATGAGCTGGTATACGCTCCGGGCCATCGTCGCGAGCACGCAGACCTTTCTCCTTGACTCCAATCAGCTCCAGCGGGTCCGCAACACGATGGAGATTCGCAACTGTCAGCGGATCCGCTTTGGCCCCACGCTGCAGGGCATCGGCGCCGGGGTCATCCGCGGGGTGGTGGAGCTGGACCTCCAACTGCGGGATGCCTGGGCATGAGGAGCCTATGCCAGAAGTGATCATCATGGGCGGCCAGGAAGTCCCCGTGCCACCCGAACTGGCCGAAGCGCCGGACTACCGCGCCGCCGTGGCCGCGTGGCACAAGGCGGAGTTGGAAGCGCGCAACATTCCCCATGTGCTGATGCCGGCCACCGAACTGGATCACCGCGCCGCCGACGGGACCCTCATGAAGGGGGGCCATCGGGGCCCGGGGATTCCGGACGCGGATGCGCCGGTGGAGGTGCCGGCGGAGGTCTTAGCGAGCGGAGAGGCGGCTGCCCGGCAGTGGGTCCTGGAGCAGCGGAAAGCCGCTGGCAAGGCGGCCGTGACCGCCCAACGGATCCGGGAGGGACAGGAGGCGCCAGCGCCGTCCCCCAAGCCCAGAAAGTAGGAGGCGCCTACGTCGAGCAAAAAGCAGGTCATCCTTTTAGGGCTGCTGGGCAAGGTGGAGGCGACCTATGCCAGCGGCGGCTCGCTGGTGGCCGGGACCGACGGGATCCTGATGGCCAAGGAAGCGCTCATGACGTATGACTGGGCCTCCAAGGGCGAGCGGATTCCGGCGGTCGGCTCCGGGGCGCCGTGGCTCCGGGTGGCGCCGCGTGGCCGCGTGGTCAAGTTCCCGGTAGAGATTGAGGCGCGGGGCGCGGGCGCCGCCTACAGCGCAAGCGTGGTGCCGCTGGACTCCCACGTCCTCCTCCAGATGGCCGGGCACACGGCGGCCGGGAGCTTCGCGGGCGGCTCCGAGAAGTGGACCTACACCCCCTTCAGCGGGCCACCGCCCTACTCCAGTGGCTTCTTTTCCGCCTACAGCCGCGGGCAGCTGTGGCCCATCGTGGGGGCCTATGCGGACTTTGCCTTCACGCTGGAAAAGGCCGGCATTCCCCACTTCCTGTTCACGGTGGACGGACGGCTGGATGTCTCGCCGACGGATGTGGCCGTCCCGGCCATCACCTACAACTCCACCGTGTTCCCACCGGAAGGGGTGGGGATTGCGCTCACCATCGGCAGCTACACGCCGGGCAAGGTGCGCAAGATCGAGTTCAAGAAGAAGCTCAGCATCCATCCGCGGCTGGACATCAGCGGGCCCGCTCCGGCGCTCGGCCACATTGGCTTCGGCGTGGGACGGCGGGACGCGGAGCTGATCATTGAGTTGGAGGAGGATACGTTGACGGTGGCGGCGCCCTGGTCCGGGGCCACCACCCTCAACCCCTACGAGATGCAGGCGGGTGGGTACGGGACACTCGCGGCCCAGCCCCCGACCGTCAACATCGCCTTCACGGTGGGCAGTGTCCAGTACAACAAGTGGACCTTTACGGCGCCCCAGGCCTTCTTGATCGATGTGAAGGAGGGCAAGGACGGGGAGGCGGCCACGGTGACGCTGACCTATCAGCTCACCACGAGCACCCCCACGGCCAATGACGACTACAACATTGTCTTCAACTAGGTTCTAGCGGCTCGGGCGCACGCTAGGCCTAGTCCGGTCCGCGCAAGCGGATCCGCGGGGGCGCGACCGCGAGATCACCGCGCACCTCTCCTTACCGGCTCCTCCGCCCGCCGCGGCGCCCTGCCCGGCCCGGTGCTCTGCAACCCCAGACACGTGTTCCCCAGTGGGAAGGAGCCGGACGTATGGCCTTTGATGCTCGGGAGTATCGCAATGCGCTGAAGCCCCCCACCTTCACGGACCTAGACGGCAACGTGTACACGGGCAAGATCCTCAGCCATCATCAGATGGCCGAGAACCAGACCAAGCTCGCCGAGGTGGCGGCGCTGGACGAGAACAGCCAGGGCATGTTGGCGCGGGTAGAGGGGGTGTTCCGGGAGATCCTGGGGTCCATGTTCCCGGCGCCGGTGGTGGACAAGATCATGGACCTGACCCCGCAGGGGGTCCAGGAAGCGATGGCCGATTTTTTGGCCTCCCAGCGGCGGCCCCGACCGGCCCGGACGCTACCGCTGGAACGGACGGAGCGGCCGGTGGGCGAGAGCGCGGCGCCGCCGACCGCGATGACGGCGGCTGGGGACTGATGACGGCGGAAGGACTCCGGCGCGCCCAGCGGCTCAAGCAGGCCACCGTGTCGGTGGACTACGGGCTCCAGGTGGCTCGGTTCTGCTTTTTCTACCCCGGGATGCCGTACCTCAGCCCCAGTTGGCCGACCAGTGACGGGATCATCCCCTGGATGTTGTTTCAGATGATGTACACCCGGCTGTTCAGCGTGTTGGCGTTGGCGCGCTTGAACGCGGGCCAGGCCGCGCAGACGGGGGTGGCGTTGACCGTGGGGCAGATCCCGCACGCGGATCTGGACGAAGCCTTCACCGACGCGGAGCGCTGAGCCATGGCCAGACCCAAAGGCACTGGTGGAATCAGGGACCGAGATGCCGCGAGGCGTCGATGGCAGGATCCTACCTACAGAAAACTAGTGTCAGCAGGCGTTTCTGCTGCTAACCAGCGGCGGTGGCGGGCTATGGGAAAAGATGAACGCCAGCAGACCGTGTGTCGGATGCTCCGGTCTGCCCACGCATTGCGGTTAGGTAGTAGTGCTAAGCACACTCGCCTATCCAGTATCAGACCCTGCACCAAGGATGTAACTTGGGCAGCCGGGTTTCTGGAGGGGGAAGGGTGTTTTGGAAAAGGGGTCAGCGCAGTACAAGTGAATCGGGAGCCTCTTCAACGACTCTTTGATTGGTTTGGCGGTTATCTACGACGCCACGCTAATGGTCCCAACAAGTTGATTTGGGAATGGTCGTGCGGTGGTGCACGCGCCCGTGGCATTCAGTTGACCATATATCAATTTATGAGCGCCAAACGCCAGCAACAGATCCGGCGTGGTCTAGCGCTTGTTTATGGAAGAGGTCACTTCGATGCCTAATGAGGGGACTGTCACCCTTGCGATCGTCGCAAAAAACCTGACCGAGGCGGAACTCAACGCGGTCAAGACCGGGCTGTCCGACCTCAACATCAAGGTCAACAGCGTCAATACCCCGCTCACCCAGACGGGCGGGCTGATGGGGAAGCTCAACGAGCACTTCTCCTCTGGGGAAGGCTCCATTCGGCGGCTGAGCACGGGGTTGGCGTTCGGGGCCATCCAGATGACCGGGATGAACTCGGAAGCGGCGCGGCTCACGGAAGGACTCTTGCTCTTCGGGGGTGGACATGGGGCGGTGTTGGTCGCGGCCGCTGCGGTGGCCGCGATTGCTGGGATCATCAAGCTCGCCACCACGGACTTCTCCGAGCACGGGAAGCATGTGGCGGAGCTGGAGAAGCGCTACAGTGCCATGGCCACCGAGATGGACAAGATGGGCAATGCGGCGCGGGATGTGGTGGACCTCCAGGAGCTTGTTGGAAAGACCGTGGCGAAGGCTGGTGTGGAGATTGAAAAACAGAATGAGTTGGCCCTGGGCAATGGGGAGGTGTGGATCCAGACGGATGGGACACTGCGGTCCGTGGGGGATGATACCGATGCGGCCATCAAGCAGTTCAAGGAACTCAATGCGGCGTTGGCCAAAGCAGAGGAGCCCGCCACCAACCTGCAGCAGTCGCTGGAGGCTCAGGTCATTGGGTTCCAAAAGGGCCGGGATGAGGCGGAGTTGTTCAAGACGGGCATCCTGCAGCTTGACCCCGCCCTGGCCGAGAACATCCGGCAATTGCAGGCCTACGTCTCCGCGCAGAAGATTACCAGTGCGGCCAAGATCCATCACCTGGAGTTGCTGGTGCGGGAGGGGACCACCATTGGGTTCACTACCGAACAGGTGGATGCCTTCCGGATCCAGCTCGTGCGCGCGCAGGCCGCCCAGGAAGGGCTCAACGCCCAGGAGACGGAAGCCAAGGTCAAGAATGAAGAGGAGACCCTCGCGCTAACCAAACTGTACGATCAGCAAAAGAAGGTGAACGACGCGCGGCAGAAAGCCATCGAGCTCTTTGACACGCAGGCCGGTCAACGGGCCAAGGGCGAAGGCCCCCTGCAAACCTCTTCGGAGGGCGGGGTGGCCAGCGAGCCCACCGGTCCGGAAACGGAGGTGTTCCGGACGCTGGACCAGATTGACGTCAAGCTCACGGAGTTTGACGCCAAGAATCACGACGTGCTCGGGCGCTTCAGCCAGGCCGTGGGGGACAACGCCGGGGCCTGGAAAAAGCTCCGGGACATGGTGGCGAACGGGATCCCCGTCAAGGAGGCCACGGCTGCGCTCGTGAATCAGCTGAACGAGATGCACGAAGTGACCCAGGTTCTCTCGGCGGGGTTTGAGTCCTTGTTCCAGGGGATTGTCTCGGGCAGCGGAATCAGCGGCAAGGCCTTCCTGCACGCGATGGCCTCCATGGCCGCGTCGAAGGCAGCCTTTGAATTCGGCGAGGGGCTTGCGGCGCTGGCTACGGCCATCTTCCCCGGGATCCCCGGGGCTGGGGTGGCCGCCGCAAATCACTTCAAGGCCGCGGCTATCTTCGGCGCGTTGGCTATTGGCTTCTCGGCGGCCAGTGGGGGCGGTGGGAGCAGCAGTGGCAGTCCGGCCGGGAGTACGCTGACCGGTCCCGCCGGGGCCAATGCGCCAGCGGCGCGGAAGGGCGACATCTACATCCAGGGCGGCGTCTTGGACATGACCAATCCGGATCAGGCCGATGCCTTTGCCAAAGCCTACAAGGAATTGGTGTCGCGCGGGATCACCGAAGTGACCGTCCACCCGGCCTAAGCCCATGCCCCAACCGCTCCCCCAACTCCTCTTCGGACCGACCTTGGACACGGTGTTGGATCTGCCGTACCCGCTGGACAACCTCGTCACCTATGCGGAGCCGCGCGGGAGCGAGACGGCGCAGTACCCCAGCGGGACCGAAGACAGCTGGTATCAGGGCACCGACTACTACCTGGAAGGCGATGCGCGTTGGCTGCCGCTGGGGGATCTCAATGTGGGCTATGTCCTGCCCCAGCCCTTCAGCGCCTGGGAGAACTTCCTGGCCTGGGGGCGCCAGCGCCAGCCCCAGCGGATCCGCTACGTGCCAGACCGGACCTTCCCGACCAACTATATGGATGGCTGGTTGATCGAGCCCTTCAATACCTCGCTGGGGACGGAGCGGGACGGCTTCTACTCACCTCATCTGAAGCTCCGGAGCCGGGACCGCCACTACGGGATTGCGCAGCGGGGGCTGTTTTACGAGTACGGGCCGGGGACGGATCTCAATAACCCCTTGGCGCATACCTTCACGCGGGCCTCGGTGGGTTACCGCCTTGGGGCCTACGGCTATCTGGTACAGGAGGCGAGCGGGGTTATCTGCGACAAGCACTACAGCAGCGGGCTTCAGACGACCCTGCTGGAGGACGCCGTCGGGAATGACATCCCGAACCCCGAAGACCTGACCGCGGCCTCGTGGACCAAGACATTGTTGACGGTGAGTGCGAACGTGGCGAAGGCCCCGGATCAGAACGTCACGGCGGATCTCCTTGTGGAGAGTAGCGATGTATCCGCCCAGTTTCACTCGTGCAATCTCACAACGGCGATCACTGTCACGGCGGGTGATCCCATCACGGCGTTGGGGTTCTTGCGCTCCGGCGGACGCTACCGCGGAACGTTCCGCGTCTCCAATGTCGCGAACGACCATATCATCGGCGTCAACTATGACCTCCGGGCGGGAACGGTTACACCGATCACTGCTGGGACCGGGGCTGTCGTCGCGGCCTCGACGATTGTCCCGCTCGCGAATGGCTGGTACATGATCTGGTTCCGCGGGGTGTTGGACAATGCCTCGGCCAGCTACGTCCTGAAGCTCTTTACCCAAGACGCGAGTGGCAACAACTCCTATATCGGTGACGGAGCGAGTGGCGTGTACTATTGGGGTGCCACCGCGGTCCACGGGACCGTCCGCAAGCAAGTGGCGTCCTATACACCAACCTCCAGTGTGGCGGATGTCCTCACAGCCCCCTGGAACTACGCGCCACAGGCCCAGTGGGACTATGTCAAGTACGTGGACTGGTGTCCCGATACCGATGGCACCCAAACCTATTCCATTCTGCAGACCGGGGACACGGGCTTCGGCGCGACCCGGGCCTACATTGTCAAGAGTGCCCTCACCTTCACTGGGCTGCATTCATCCAACAGCGGGACGGTGCAGGCCAATGCTGTGGTAGGCGCCCTCAACCCCGGGGACATTGTCGAGGTGCTGCGGGTCCTTGATGCCACTGGTGCTGTGACCCTTCGGGTGTCGGTAAATGGGGGCCCCGAGGTAGTCGCGGGACCGAGCGGGCCCCTGGCCTTTCAGCCTGCTTGGACATCGCCTATTCTCTCCATCGGCAACATCGGGGGTCTGCGTGCCTATATGGGCCTCAACCGGATCAAAAGTGGTCCCTACGGCGGCGCCCAACCCGTGAACTCGCTGGCCCTAGCGCGTGTGGTCTAAATGGCGACGCTGCCGCTCCCCCAACTCTTCTGGGGCTCCACCCTAGAGAACCGGCTGGACTTCCCATATCCGCTGGAGAGTCCCGTAACCTATCCGTTGCCGCGGGAAGGGAGCGACACAGTGGAAGCGGCTGACGGGAGCACCGAGGACGGGGCCTACGTGGGCACGGACTATGCGCTGGAGGCAGATCTCCGCTACGTCCCGGATGCCGACATCGCCGCCATCCTCGCCAGTGGGAGCAGCCCGCCCAACGGGGTGGATGCGCTCTTGACGTGGGCGCGGCAGCGCGGTTTGGTCCGGCTGGTGCCGGACCGCGCGGCGCCGCTCAACTACGTGGACGGCTACCTGATCGAGCCCTGGAGCGGACCGCCTGCGGTGGAGCCGTTGGACGGGTCCCAGCGCTATCACGTCAAGTTCCGAACCGGCCAGCGCAGCTACGGCGAGAGCCTGCGGGGGTTGTTGTTTGAGTATCTGCCAGGCATGAGTGTAAGCGCGCCACGGGCGCTGACCAATAGCCGATCCTCCAGCGCTGTCTATTGGGATGCCACGGGAGTGGTGCGGACCGTAGCAGCAGGCGTCATCCGGGACGATCATTACCCGTTAGGGCTCGGGAGTACGGTGCGCGTCACATTGCTGGAGGTGGCGTCGGTCAATTCATGCCTCCAGTCGCAGGCACTCGCCACGACCCCATGGGGAACTGGACAAAGCACGGCGACAAACAACGTCGCGTCAGCACCCGACCTGACGACGACGGCGAGCGGCTTGGTGCCAAACACAACGAGTTCGGCGCTCCACAACATCGTTCAAAACATCACGATCACATCCGCCGAGTTCTCTGCCGTGTCAGTGTTCATCAAAGCAAACGGGTACACCGGGTTCCAGCTCTTTAATCTCGATCCGAGCGGTGCGAACGGGTACGGCGTCTGGGGCGACTTGACAGCCGGTACGATCACGACCTTCGGCGTCATCGGTGCAGGCGTTCTGACCGGCTCGGTCATCGTCCCGCTTGCCAATGGATGGTTCTGGGTTGGCATCTGGGGCGCAGTCAACGGCGGCATCACATCCACACAGTTTCAGGTTCGCGTGTACGACACGGGGGCCCACGCACAGACCTCCACGGCTTACGCGGGCGACGGCACGAAGGGCCTTCTCCTCTGGGGCGCGCAACTTGAGCGGTGGGGCACGACGATCAAGGGCACGCCGACGAGCTACATGGCGACTACTACCGGGACCGCTTCGCGAAGTTCGGATCTGGTCACGACGCCCTGGAGCTACCAAACGCAGCCAGTCTGGTGCTACCAGAAGCACATCGATGTTGGATTGGCTCAACGCAACATCGCGGGCACGAGTGCCTTTGACAATGCCCTGATCTTGGCAGATAGCGCGGCAAATTACCCTCGGCAGCGAATCATGTGGGGCAACGGCGGGCCCCAGACCATCAGTGAAGTCCGGGCAAGCCCCTCCTACCTCTCCGACAGCCTGGTGGCGGCACCAGGCATTGTGTATGGCGCGGTGGTGGAAACGTTCTCCCGCTGGTTCGCGGATAACCATGTGGAAACTCAATGTTCGGTAAACGGTGGCGCCGTGGTGACCGGCAGTGATAGCGGCGGATTGAGCGAGTTCTTCGATTTCAGTCTCCCCACCTTGCTGCAGCTGAGAGGCCAGCACGGACTCCAAGTGGTCAAGCTCGGGACGAATCCAACTGCTGTGACTACCTTAGCTCAGGCGGCACTCGTATGACCACGTACCTCCTGGCCTACCGGCTGACGGTCTACGCGCCACGCTCCGTGGACTTCACGGAAGCGACCATCCTCACGCCGCCCGGGGGCGCGGTGCACAGTGATCCGTTCAAGGTCACCACGCTCCCGTCGCTGACGGGGTGGAAGCCCTACCTCGGGTTGCCGCGGGGCCGGACGGGGCGGGTCAACGTGCTGGAGCGGAGCACGGACATCGGCACCATGACCTTTGAGCTGCTAGATGCCGCGCTCGTGCCCGGGATCAATGCCAACCGCTGGGTCTCTGCCTTCCTGGGGAATGCCCAGGGGGATCCCCAGCTCGGTGGGCTCAAGTGTTTCGCAGAGGAGTCGCTGGATGGGGGCGTCACCTGGACTGCCTTCTGGACCGGCTACATCAAGGGCCTGGCGCTGAATGGCCGGGGCCAGTACCAGCTCACCGTGCGGGACATGCTCTACGAGCTGACCAAGCTCCCGCTCTTCAATCAACCACCGCATACGTCCATCACCTATGCGGGGCGCCCGCTGCTGATGCCGATTGGGATCACCGGCGCCGCCTATGGAACGGTGCCCCCGGCCGCGGACTTTACCGGAACAGTCGCGAGTCCCATCGTGATTGCGAGTTCCACCCTCGCCAACGTGGCCCGGGTCGATGTGGCCTCGACGTCGGTGGCGGGCGTGGCAACCAATTTCATCACCAGTGACCTGCTGGGGGCAGTGGCGCCTAATGTGCGGCCCCACATCATTGATCCCTATAACCCCAATGCCACCCTCCCGAATTTCAACGGTCCGGCGCGCGTCCATCTGACGTGGAATGTCGGGGCGAATCAGGGTGACTTCAAGATTGGGATGCTCGGCCAGTACACGGATGTCCACGGTCATCATGCGCTCACCGCGTTCTATATCCAACCGCTCGACGATGCGACGGATCTCGGCTACGCCGCGTTGCCGGCCAACGGGACCGCTGTCACCTTCCGCATGTATCAAGACTTCATGGCCACGGACGGGTTCGCCCTCTTCCTCGATGTGGCCAATGTCCTCACGCTGCTAGCGGACATCCTGGGCGGGAAGTTCAGCCCCGTGTACCGCTCGCCGGACAAGCTCCCCACGGGAAAGGTCTACGGCGACGTGCGCCGGAGTTTCAGCACCACCATCAGCGCCGCGACCATCCCCGATCTCCCGCCCGCGCGCTTCCGAATCGAGAAAGAGGTCACCAACGCGCTGGACTGGATTCAAAAGAACATCCTCAAGCCCTATGGACTGGCGTTGGTGGTGGATGGGGCGGGCGTGTTCACGGTGATTGATATGCGGCTGCCGACCTCGTTGGGCGGTCTCCCCCTGCTCACTGATGCGGATCTGGCCGCGGATCCCGCCCTGACCTGGGAGTACGATCGGGATGCGGCGATTTTCGCGGCGGAGGCCAGTTTGTGGGAAGATCTCCCGATCATGGGCCGCGACAAGGCCGGGGTCTTGCCGGATCCCTACCCGGCCCTCAAGGCGTTGTTGCTCGCGCCCATCGAGCATCCGCAAAAACTGTTAGCCATTGGCTCCGGCGACTTCGGGGAGAAGGTGTGGCAGATGGGGGGTGGGGGTTACCGGATGATGGAGGGCGATGCGGCCATCGCCGGGGCGAGCCGGGACGTGTACCTTCAGCGCCGCTTGGTGGATATGATGAACCTGATGCGGCGACCGTATGCATTCGGGGAGACCAAGACCACGCTCCCCTGTCGGCGGACCGCGACGGTGACCGCCATCATTCAGGGCCAAGTGGTCCAGGTTGCCGTCTCCGCACTGCCGGACCCCTCTACGGGAAAGCGCGGGGGCACCCGGATCTGCCGCGCGGTGGAGGTGACGCGGGACAAGCTCATCACCAATCTGCAGCTGCTGGATCTGGGGGTGGCCGCGGTTGCGGGAACTCCCACGTTGGGAGCGCCCGCGTTAGGGTCCGATCCGCGGCACACCGCCACGGTGGCGGTGACGGTCCACGCGGATGGCCCCACGGAGGTGCGCTATGCGTTGACGGCGAGCGGCGCCGGAGCCGCCCCGGTAGACGCGGACCCGTCCTGGCACGCATATCCGCTCAACCCGGTCCGGACCTCTAGCACGATCACGCTGGGCGAGCTGACGCCGGGGCTCAAGCTCTGGGTCCAGGCGCGGACCTTTCCGGATGATCGGGCCAGTCTCAAGATGCCCTCGGCTTGGGTGACGTCGACGGGCTTGGTCCTCACGGGCTATGGGGTGCCGAGTGTCGTGACCGTGACCAGCATCACCGCGACCTCCGCGAAGGTAAGTTGGACCAACGGCGAGACGACGTTGCCGGTGGAGGTCTGGTTGCGGTCGCCGGACTCCGGGGCCTACACCCGGATTGCGAGCCTCTTGCCAGGGTCCAACTTTTTCAATTTGTGGGGACTGGTAGCGAGTCAAGCCTACGGCGTGCTCATTCAGTACCGAGTCATGGCGGGCATCGTCTCGGGCTCCGCCACGGCCTCGTTCTCCACGTCCAGTACGGTTCCGGTTCCCATCACGCCCCCGCCCCCGTTGCGGGTGTACATCTAGGAGCGGCCTATGGCACTCGCCGCCACCATTGAAGTCAACGACGGCACCCTGACCCCGACCGGGATCATGGTGACCGTACTGCCGGGCGCCGACCCCACGATTCCCGTGGAGTTGTGGCGCGCTCCGGACGCCGCTGGCGCCCCCAATGGAGCCCAAGCGGTGCTCGTGGTGGCCCAGGTGGTCCCGCCGGACGGGATCCACTATGTGGACAAGTTGGCGACCAACGGCGTGATCTGGTGGTACCGGACCCGGCTGAATGGCAATGCCTGGGGGCCCGGGCCCTACTCCGATTGGGTCAACCTCGGAGTGGCCGACCGCCTCTCCGCGACCGTGCAGCGAAACGTCTCCGATGCCGCCGCGGCGAAGACCTCCCAAGCCTGGAAGCAGCAGACGGCGCGGATGGGCCCGCAGGTGCAGAACATCCTCCCCAACTCCGGCTTTGAGGACGGGTTGGCCTTCTGGTTCCAGCAAGCCGGGGCGGCGTCGGCCATCAACACCCCGGCCAATGCCAACGGGGGCAACTGGTATCTTCGGCTCACCTCCACCACCGGCGTGGCCGCCCAAGTGACGCCTGGGGATGACGTGGGCAAGAGCCGCTACTTCGAGGTGAACCAGAACGACCTGGTCCAGTTTGGTGGCTGGATCTACCGCGAGTCCGGGACCGCCAATGTGCGGTACACGCTGGAGGCCACCGACAAGGACAAGGGCGCGCCGGTCACCGTCTCCACGCCGAACCAGAACACGGCTGGGTGGGTGTTTGTGCAGGGCCAGTACCTGGTCCCCGCCGGCAAGAAGTTTGTCCGGCTGATAGCGGAGATTGACGCCACAGGGACCGGGACGGTGGCGCGGTTCGATGACGCCTACCTCCGGATCGGGCTCGGGGCGCTCTATGACGTGCCCCCGCCCAACTCCCTCTACGCGCTCCGCTTCTCCACCGGCGTGGCGGATCCCGACACCGTCGACGGGATGCAGAGCTTCATCGACTTCCCCGCCACGTCGTTCTTTATGCGCTTGGGGCAGACGCCCAAGCTCGTGGAGGCGGCGAGCACGTCCGGTGGGCTCATCAACATCAAGATTACCGGGCACGGCTACGCCACGGGGGACTCGGTGGTGATCCATGGCCACCTGGGCGTGACGGCGGCCAACAGTCCGGCGGGGACCCCGTGGACGATCACCGTGGTCGACGCCGACAACTTTACGCTGAACGGGAGCACGTTTGCCGGGACGGACACGCCGAACACCGGCCACTGTGTCAGGCTCTCGCTCACCATTGACAGCCTGGGGCGGTTGGTGGTGTACGCCATCATCCGCGCCGTCTCCCTACTGGTGAGCGGGCTCGCCACCTTCAACGGCCAGCTGCTGGCGCTCGGCGGGGCCCTGTTCCGCACCCTGCAACACTCGGTGACCGGGAACTATGGCGACACGAGCATGAACCGGGTCATGCTCCAGAACAACAATGTCGAGGTCTGGGGCGACGCCGGGACCGGGACCAACAACCTTGCCGCGCTGCTGGGGAGCCACACCAGCCCGGCGGGCATCGTGCTCACGGCCCGATCCTCGAAGGATGTGGGCCTGACGGCGGGCTCCAAGGGGTGGACCGACCCGGACGGCGCCGACAATGGCATCAACACCCTCACCCAGAACGTCAACACGAGCGGCGACGTGATCGCAGCGAGCCGTCTGTGGTGCAAACTGGGCGACCCCACCAATGAGGGTGACAACGTCGACGCCTACGACGACAAGTACACCGTCACGTTCCGCGTGGGTGCCAAGGTGAACGGCGGTGGGAGCATCGAGCGCGACTGCACGGCCACCGTCTACGTCGAGTACTCCATCAACAGTGGGACGAGCTGGACCCAGGCCCCCGGGTCCTGGAGCGTCGATTCGACGACCACGACGGAGGTGCTTGCCACGTACAGCCCGGTGATCGTGGTTACGGACGCGCCGACCCACGTGTGGTTCCGGTTGCGTCTGAACGTGCAGGTGGCCGGGTTCTCGACCGACCCGTCCGGCACGGGACGGGTGCTCTGCTTCGCGGCGTCCTACCGGACGGACAACTACGCCGTCACGTGGACCTCCTCGTCGGCGGCGGGGAAGGCACGGCGGGGCCTCCGGCTGCCGGCCACGTCGGACGGGACGGACCAGCAGCCGCACGCCTACCTGGAGCCGCTGACCGGGCTCACGCCGGAGGCCAACGCGGCGGAGGGCGAGCTGGAATACGTGGGGGATCCGAACCACAGCCTGTATGTGCATGACTCGACCTACTTCTCAGCCCTCGCGCGGACCATCCACCAGGACGCCAACCAAAGCACCACGTCCATCACTGAGGTGTCGCTCAGCTCTAAGAGTATCAAGCTCAACACGCTGGGCGTCAACAAGCGGGCCCTCATCATCGAGCTCCAGGGACAGGTGGCTGGGGGCACGAGCGGGACGGTCAAGATCAAGTTGGGGAACACGGTCTTCATGACTCACACCATCACAGTGGCTACGGGAACGCTTTGGTTTGTCCGGTGTATCTTGACACGCACAACTGGAGCCTCAGTGCAAGTGGCCAACTCCATAAAATCTCTGGGCAACAACAACACAGGGGTCAATATGTTCCATGAACGGGCAACAGGAACGGAGAACCTGGGAGCCGATCTGCTGCTGGACATTCGGGGCCTTGTGGTAGGGGCCTGCACCTTAACATTGGATACAGTTCAAGTGATGGTTCTCTAAGGGAGGGACGGATTGTATGGCAGCTGCCTATGTGTTGCGGATCCAGATTACCAATCCGATGACGGGTGGGGTGCGGGAGATAGTGCGCCAGTTTGATCCTACCACCATCACCCAAGCCAAATGGAGTGCCCTGGGGACACCGGTCCAAGGGATGGTCACGGATCTCCTCGCTGAGAGTACCGCCGGGACCACGGAACCGCCGAGTTTGTGAACCTCACCTCAATGGAGGATTGACAGATGACGGCTCCACAACAGCCACCACAGTCCCATGCGCCGCTCCAAGCCAAGACCAAGTACGGGCGAGCGAGGCTAGGAATTGCCCTCATGGTGATAGGGCTGGTCTTCGCGCTCCCGGCCTTGTGGGAGGCGTTTGCTCTCGCGCTCCATCCGCCCGCCCCGCCACAGCCCGGTTTGTCGGTGATGGAGTTTGTGCGCCAGTATGGGTTCCCGCTCTTGCTCATTGGCGGCGGGTACAATCTGGTGAGCCGGGATGCCTTTGCCGCGTTGGTGGACAAGGTGCGGAGCGTCCTCCCCGGGGGGAAGGCGTGACGCCAGACACACTGTTCCGGACCGTGGTCTTGCCGTGGCTCCAGCGCGAGGAGGGGACGCGTTACGTCGAGGATCCGGTGCCCACCCGCTGCGGGATCACCCAAGCGGCCTGGGACGGGTGGGCGGCACGGCCACCGGAGGCACCGCCGAGCGTGCGCGAGCTCACCTGGGCCCAGCCCTGGGTGGCAACGTTCTACCACGCCCAATACTGGGCGGCCGCGGAGTGCGAGAAGGTGGCGGCGGCGCCCGGGGACTGGAGCGGACCGCTAGCGCTCGCGACGCTGGATATGGCCGTCAACTCCGGCGTGCTGGAAGGGGACGTGCTCTTGCAGGGAGTGCTGGATGTGAAGCAGGACGGGGTGGTGGGGCCGCAGACGCTGGCGGCCGTGGTGCTGGCGACTCGGGCCACCCTGGAAGATGTTCTGTGGTTGCGGATGGACTATGACCGGGCGGTGGTCCGGCATTATCCGGCCCGGCTTCCCTATCTCCCCACGTGGGTGGGCCGTGTGTCCCGGCTCCGACAATTAGCGCTCGGGTTGCTGCGGGTGATCTGACACTTGCGGGAGGTGTCTATGGTGCTACCACTCCGCCGTCCCTTAGAATTGCCCAAACGCGAATCCGCGCCGCGGCCAAAGCGGCGCCCCAATTACACCCCACTGGCGGTCGCCTTTGGGGCGGGCCTCCTCTGTATGCTGGTGGCCTTTGGGGCAGGCTGGTCCAGTGCGCTCCGCTACTCTCATCAAGAGGCCTTCTACCGTGTCCTGTCCGATGCCCTGGCCCGAGCCCAGCGCTTGTCGGCCATGGTGGACAGCCTCGGGGCGGACTACGCCTTGGTGCGGCAACAGCTCCGCCAAGAGCGCGTGGCCCGGATTCGGCAAGGGATTCCCTCAACGGAGATTTCCAAATGACCGCACCCGGCAGAGGTCCGGTGGTGTTCTTGCAACAAGCCAGTCGCCCCTTTCATCTGAGCGTAGGCCTTGTGGTGGGGCTCGGAGCGGGTGTCCTCCTCATTCTCCACCTCCTCAACCAGAGCCCCGCCTTCGCGGCCTGGGCCGCGGGATCCCGTGCGGAGGTGGCGAGCGGTCCCGCGTGGCTTCAGCGGCTCAAGACCGCTCAAGTGGTGATCACCAAACTCGGCCTCATCGCCACGGCCAAGACGCGCCGCGGAGACTCCTTGGATACCGTGCAACAGGCCCAACAACGGACCCTGGACTCACTTGAGACCAAGCCAGGCGTCGCGGGCCCGGCGCTCACGGCCTGTGAAGCGGTGGTGGCGACGTGCAGCGCCAAGGCCGACCAGTATCAGCAGGCCGCGGTGGCCGGCAGTCTCCGGGCCGATAGTCTCCAGCGACTGCTCGGGGACGCGGTGACGCGCGGCCAACGGGCTGATTCTCTCCTGAAAGTGGGATTGCAGGTGCAGCGGCGGCGCTGCGGGTGGCAGGTGACGGCGGGCGCGGGCGCGGCGGTGAACCGGGGGTTGGTGCTGGCGGTGATTGCTGGGTGGGGGTGTCAACCGTAGGAATAACAACCGCCCCGAGGATGGGCTCCCGGGGCGGGTTCTACCGTCAGACCCGTCGGTCCTGTTGAGGTGAGATGGGACTCGCTCGGGACCGGCACGGCTGGGATCGTCAACTTTAGGTGGGGCGGGAACCTTCGTCGGCGATGCCGGGCTGCTTGGGGCCCCCAGCTTCGGCATCGATCTCGCCTGTTTGCTTCGGGGCGGATCCGCCGGGAAGCTTGGCCCCTCCGGCCAAGATGAGGCCGGACTCGTTGTGGACCACGCCACTGTGATGCGCGTCGGTCACGGCATTCTGTTGCCCGACCATGGGTGTGGCATCCGTCGCGTCCGAGCCATCGCTGCTGACCAGCTCGTGGGCCAGGAAGCCCTTGCCGTCGATGAGGCGGCCGCCGCTGGCGGCGTCCGCGGCCTTCCCCTGGACGCCCCGGTCGTCGGCGGTGGCGTAGGGGACGCTGGCCCCATCCGGCGCCGCCGGGATGCTGGCTTTGTGGATGTCCACGCCGATGTTGGTTGCCATGGCTGCCTCCGTGCCTCCGTGGGGTTCGGGCGCCGCTCCGCCCGAATATACGGCCCACCGCCTGGCCCACGCTACGGGGCGGCGAGGCCTGCTAGCGCCCATCGACGGAACTTCCGTCAACTGGGGCGGCGGTGGTCGGTGATTTGCTGGAGGTACGCCAGCATCCGCGCCACCGCGGCGGCACTGAACTGGTTGTCACTCGTGTTGGCCACTGCGTCGCAGAAGGCCTCATCCTCCCCGACATACACGGCTCCGTTGAGCCATGAGCGCGTGCCGCCCTGGAGCAGGGAACCGGAGCGCGTGACCAGCCACGCGACGGCTAGCTCCAAGCGGTAGGGCCGGGGTTGAGTGGTGATCTCGGCCCAGGTACTGGTCCCGGCGCGGGCTGAGAGACAGACAAAGGGACGCACCTCCCCATCCGGGGCCGGAGGATCCGGGAGCGTCAGCGTGGCGGCGGCATGGTTCAACTTGGTGGTGTCCAAATACCACACCACGCCTGCCCGGGGCTTAGGGGCCAGAGGCATTGGAGCCTGCGTTCAGCACGTCATCCTTCCAAGGGACGCGCACGTCGCGCGCGGCCTCCGCATCATACACGGTCGGAAACACGCGGATCGATGGCCCTATTCCGGTTCCCCGAAACATAAAGGCCTCGATCCAATACAGAATCCCCTTCGCGCGTGAAGAGCCCGGTCCAGGGTTTGGTGCGGCCTTCGCCCGAAACTTGGGGCTGTAGATCCGTTGACCATTCTTTGTCTTCATGGACGTTCTCCTTTGCGGGCTTCGGCGCGGAGCGCGTAGCGGCGCGCCGTGTCGGCGGCTTGTTGGGCCTTGGTATAGGCGGCGAGTTGCTCCAGGGACTGACGACGCGGGCCCGCGCCCAGCCGCGCCGCGCGGGCCCGCCAGTCGGCGGCAATCCCCGCGTACCACTTGGCCAGGCGCTCCAACTCCGCCACTGGTAGGTGGTTCTTCGGCACGAGGGGCATCCTCATTAGAGGAAACGACGTTGATGTCCTCCGCTCGACGTAGCCTAAGCGAAGGCGATGGCTCGTTTGTTACGTCTCCGGGGCAATGAGGCCCCGTCTACGGCCATGTGCACCGGCCTTGCGGCACATCAACAAGAGCGCGCGGCGGGTGCGACCCCGCGACCTCCGGCTTGGCACACCGGTGCTCGTCTGGTGAGCTTCGCGCGCAAAACCAACAGCCTAGACCGACTACTGTGCGCTGGCAGCGGGCCCGCCGTCAGCGACACCCACCCTTTCCATTGGTGCTGACGACCCGATACGCTTGGCGGGGTGCTTGCCCGTTTCACGTAGGTGTCCCTTCGCACCGTTCTCCTCATCGGTCTAGGCCAATCCGAGCTACGCTGGTGGGTGCGTTGTGGGACGCTGTGCCCACAGGGATCCTTCCACCCACCAGGAGAGTTAGCGTCCTGCCACCGACGCGAGCATGCAGCAGGCGGCTCCGTGATGCCACGGGGCCTCGCGTATCACCGGCCTTGTACGGTTGGTCACCCAACCGCCGCGGCACGCTAACCAACCTCGCTTAGTTGCGGCTGGCCTTTCCAGCCTTCAGCAACTTCTCAATCGGATCCTCCAGCACCCGCCAGCCGAGCCGCTCCAACTCCTCCTGCCGCTCGATGTTGTCGGCATGCTTGGCGGTGGCCGTCAGCCCCTGGGAGACGGTGAACGGGGTCAGCGGCCGTCCCGTGGTGGTCATCTCAGCCACCACCTCTTCCTTCAGCACCTTCTGCTCCGCCTCCGTGAGATCGAAGGTCTGGGCCAGGTTCTCCACAAACTCAAACTGGCCCACGGTCTCCGGCAGCATCAGTGGCACGCCCATCTGCTTCGCAACCACCGCGGCCGCCTTCTGCTTGGTATCCCCGGAGAACAACGCCCGCATCCGGTCACGGACCTTCAGGAAGATGGCGGCGTTGTCCAGGGCCTTGGTGTCGGCCTGGTAGAAGGAGTCATCCTCGTCCTTTTGGCCGCCCATGTGGATGACGCGGACCCGGCTGTAGAGGTCCATGACCATCCGGTTGAGGCAGCGCTCCACCTCAAACGTCGGATCCAGAACGAAGGCCCCGTGCCCCGTCTCCGAATTGCGGAGCGCCACGCCGAAGCCGATCACCTCCGCCATTACATCCTGGAGGTTGAAGCCTTTGTACAACGGCGCGTCCCGGAATACCTCCGCGGCGACAATCTGGCCCAAGGCTTGAGACGGGGCCTTGAAGCGGAGGAAGAGGTGCCGCTCGGTGAGTTTCCACTGCGTCACGGTCAGCTGCCGCTCCGCTACCACGGGGAGCACCGTGTTGAGGAGGGATCCGTGATCGATGGGCCGGTAGCGGTCGGACAGGATGGCCCGGACCGCGTAGTTGGTGTGGAGCCCGGCGTGGGTGGCCTGATCCTCCGGGGTCAGCGGCTTGAGCATCCGGAGCAGCCGCTTGGTCGGTTGGGACCGGAACCAGTGATTGACGTTGGTGGCGAGGAGCCCCGGCGCCTCGGTGAGCATGCGCTGGTAGTAGTCCTTCGGGATCCCGACGCGCTCGGCCAGCTGATCGTGCGCGCCTGCGAGGAGCCGGAGCGGCATGGGGCCGCTCCCCGTCTCCGCCGTCAGCACAACCCGGTCTAGGGCAGAGGGCGGGTTGTCCACGGTGGCTACGGCCAGCTGGAGGCGCCGCGTATCCGTCACGGCGTCGACCGCGGCGTCGCGGAAGGTGGTGAGTTCGCGCTGGACCTCGCGTAGGGCCGTGTCCTCAGTCGGGACAAGGGCAGTGGTGGTCATGGGGTCTACTCCGGTTGAGAGGCGGATGATTTGGCGGCGAGCTTGCGCTCATAGTACCGCAGCTGTTGACGGATCTTGACGAGGGCCTGATCGGCCCGGTGCTGCTTCTGCTTCCAGGCAGCCTGGCGCGCCAAGAGTCGGGTGTAGCGCTCCTGGATCAGGTTTCGGCGCGGCCGCGGTGCGGCGGGTGGACGCTCCGGCAACCGGGCCTCGGTACCGCCGAAGCGGGCCAGGAGCCGCGTGAAGTCATAGGAGGTGGTCTGGAACTGCCCATGGGTATAGCCGTAGCAGTGGAGCAGTTCATGGGCGATGGTATCCACAAGGTTGGGGATCCGCTCCGCCCCCTCTTCGTACGGCTGGCCGTTGACCCGCATGTAGCGGCTTTGGCGACCGGGCTTGGGCAGCATCAGCCACATCGGACCGCCGTGGAGGTGGGCCTTGCCCTCGCGGAACGTCTCCGCCCGGCGGTACTGAACATACACCATCAGCCGGGGCCACCAGCGTGCGGTCCCTTCCGCCTTGGCCACTACCCGGTACACCGCCGTGATCAGGCTCCGGAGGACACGGGTGTGGTAGCGGGTCTCATTGCGGAGCTTCACTGGATCCTCCTCGCGGTACGTGCGGGCCTCGAGACCACAATGTGAATGCCATACTCGCCAACTTCCGTTTCGTCCACCACGAACGAGACCGCGGTGCCATCATCCAGAACGAACGTGGGGTCAAAGCTCCATGCTTTACCGCCGTTGCCCGTGCTACGGCCGGTGTTGAAGCGGTTCAGGCGCACGGCGACGATGCGCTTGCCGATGATATCGCGGGTTCTCATCGTCCCTCCTCCCGTGTTAGCGCGCGGTGAAGGAGGGCCTTAGTCCGGGGGAGCACGGCCCGGACCGCATCCACCAACTCTTCCCGGGTCAAGGGGTGATCCGGAATCTGCCCCAGCAACTGAAGCGCGTTCCGGATGTCCTCGGCGGTGGTCTCCTCTGCCTTTGGAAGGACAGAGGGATGACCCAGGCAACGGGGCCATCGGCCATTTTGCACATCTGGACAATCAGCGTTGGCCCCATGGTACTGGTAGGAAATGCTCGTCATGTGATTCCTCCTTTGGGTACACGATACGCTTAAGGAATGACTAGTCTGCGTCGACGCCGGGGCTTGAGATCCCGACGCAGGATCGCGTCAGTGTAGATAGTCAGCCAGGTCACGGTGACTTCCCCGGCGCCGCCCCGGCGCGAATGGAACGGGCGGAGCGTGACCTCGGTGTCCCGGATCTCGACGGTGAGTTCTCCGGCGCGCATCCCATTGACAACGCGGCGGAGGGGCTTGGCGGTTGCTCGGGTGGTCATGGGTCTCTCCATCCCTCGTGCCAGACAAGGGCATAGGGTACTCCGCGCCGCGCGGCCTCCCGGAGCATGTCCCCGGTCCCCAAGGAGGTCTCGATGTGATCGTGAAAGGCCACGACCAGATCCGGCGCCAGATCGGCCATTTGGCGATTGCGGATGGGACCTGCCGCACGGCCGTATCGCCGCCAGTCCGCTGGACAGCAGCAGAGGTCTATCCCACGCATTACTGCCCAGTCGTGACCGGCCTGGTCAGCACCCCGCGCATGACCTTCGATCAGCGTGACATGGCTGCCGTCCCGCAGACAATCCAGAATGGTAAAGATCAAGCCGCGGTCCGTCCAGTCGCGGTCCCCGCATACCAGGATCTTCACGGGGCTAGTCCCGCGGATCCGGCTCCCATGGCTCAGCCTTGGGAGGTACTGGAGGACGGTGGAGCGGAAACGGCCACCGCCCCGGGCGGCGCCGCTCTTCCAGGATGATGACCCGGAAGTGCTTGCCCTCCACCGTCTCGACGGTGAAGGCGGCTTGCGTCGGGACCAAGCCTGCGGAGACGCGCGGGGGCGAAGCAATGGCTTCCCCGCCGGTACCGGACCGGACGAGCCGGGCCAGCAACTCCGCAACATCTCGGGGATCCTGCATCATGAGCCCACCGCCTTTCGGGGGAACTTGAAGCGTTGGCGTGGCGTATGCGACGCCGGAAGCTGGGCGCCGGATCCGGGCCAGGTATACCGGGCACACGGCGTCTTGCGGCAGCGGAGACAGTGTTCGAACCCCAGTGCATGATCGCAGCGGCAATGGCCGCAGACACACACTTCGTGGGAAAGGACGAGGAGCGTATTGGTCGGATTGTTCATGGGACCTCTGGAAAGCCATACACGTCCGCCAGCACCGGGAGATCCGCGCTGTTGAGCCCGTGTAACGCAATGTAGTGGCGCGGCACCAACCAGGTCCGGCCCGTCTCCAGGGCAGTGATGGCGATATCGGGCCCAAGCCGCTGCACAATCCGTTCCACCAGCTCCTGGACATACGGTTCTCTGTAGTGGAGCGGCTGGCCGCAGGGACAGGTCACGGAGCCTCCAGCCAGTCTGGCCGGTTCTCGTTCAGCCAATTGACGGCGCGGACTTCTGCCTCGGTCAGATCCTTGTCAGTGAACACGCGCTCGGCCACGATGGCGCCCGTGTAGTTCACCACGTCCTCTGGCGTAATGACGGAGCGGCCCGTCGCCGTATAGGTCGCTATGGTAACGCTGGCGATGGTGCGGGGCTGGTCCGGACTGGTGCCGAACTTGGCCTTGGCCTCCGCGCTGCCTTTGGGGAGCAGCGCACGGCCCGCCCAACTCGGATAGGTCTTGTAAGCAGCGAGGAGCGTGAACTTGCCCCCGAACAGGGCAAAGGTCTTGGTCCAGACCACATGCGTTCGCGGGTGGTCCAGATCGGTGGGGTAGATGGCCACAGGCTCCTCCAGTCAAGAGAGTACACGATACGCCAAGAGTCCAGGACTACACCGCCAAGGTAGTCACGCCGGGATTGGCCCCCGACGGGACGTTTCTGGAGGGACGTGACGGTGCAGCCCTGACCAATTCGCGTGGTGGGACTCGAACCCACGATGATGCTGCGCGGCCTTCTCCTAGGATTGACCGCCGCTCTACCCACTGAGCGCATCACGCGAACTTCCTACCGGAGCCAAAGGCACTCCCAGTCCGGGTTACTATAGAAGCGGGTGTCGGTGGAGGCAAACACCTCGTGGGGCGGCGCCTTCCGGCGTCCCACCGACCAGATCCACTCCTCGTGCTGGGCATCACACAAGTTCTTTCCCTCAATCTGGAGGGAGGACGGCAGGCGGTACAACCGCACGCCGTCCGGGCCTTTCACGCCAGTCCAGTAGGAGGCCAGGTCGAGCGCCTCGCCGCTGGCGAGCTTCCGTGCCATGGCCTTGTTGCGCAGCAGCAGTATTGTCTTCATGTCTGCGGCTCCTCCTCCTTGTGGACCTTGACGACCCGGTACCCGGCCTTGTCCAGGGCCACGCCGATGCTCGCCGCAATGTGGGGAAACGCCGTGAAGCCCGCGGCATGAGCTTCCCGGAGGCCGTGCTCAATGGCCTGGAGCACCAGCGTATCACTCAGAACATCTGCCTTCACGTTCAGGCCGATTACCTCCGCCAAGCGGCGGTTGTTCCAGTAGGGGACGGTCACGGGATCACCGCCGTCCCATTGCAGGTGTTGTACCATGGCTGCGAGTTAATGTACGGTGCCTGTGCCTCTGCCGTGGCGGGAGCGATCGTGCTGGGCGCCAGCGGTGTGAAGTCGGTGATGTTGAGACGCCAGACCAGAAAGTGATCGCGGTCCGTGCCCCAGGCCGGGTTCGGTGAGTTCAACGGGTCCCAGAGTCCACTGACGTAGCGGGCCACCGTGTCCGTCGGCGCCGCAAACCCTGGCCCAGAGGACGCCGGGTCAGCCATCAGATGCGTGCTGATGACCATATCGATTCTGACGAGCTCATGGGCGACGTATCCGTCGGTCTCCAACACCTCCCCACACTTGTCCAAGTCCCCCACGATACCATTGACAAAGCGGATACGGGTAACCTGGTCCCCAATCAGCGTAACGGAATCTGGGCCGTAGACGCGCGCATCAACCGACACGCCAAAGCTATCGGGGTATGTGACGCTGCTGTCCATGTACGACGTGAGCGCGGACCAGTCTAGGATCACGGCGCCGAATGGATCGTGTGGCACCGCCGGACCCGTGGCGGAGCCACAGGCCGTCATCACCGCCACGCAGGCGGCGAGGAAAAGGGATGGGGTCGGTTTCATTTGGAACCTCCTGTAGAAATCAGTGAGTGGATGGTAGCGAGAATGTAGGCCGCAGCCTTCCGCTCCTCCCCGTCGGGGAAGTAGGTGGCCACGCGCCAAGCCTCATCGCTGGGCATGTTGCGGGTCCCGAGAATGTCCCGGTCCAGATAGACGACCGTGGCATCACTGTTCCGGTTCTGCGCCAGGAAGAGGATCGTGGGGATGGCGGTCCCGCGTCCCTGAACGTGAATGGCGAGCCCTTGCTCGCGGCCATTGTCAAACGCCTCCGCCCAGACCTCATCCTTCAGGACCTTGGGGAGGTCAATCAACTCTAGCACGGCCAAGGCACGCCGCAGCGAGTAGTGAAACGGAATCTTCACCGGATCCTCTCTTGTAGGAGTACACGATACGCTCAACAGGACTTGCTGACTCCGGAGGACCCCGCGGGGCGCTACCCGCTTATGCCTCCGCTTCTCCCTCGGGGATGAGCCAGCCTCTTCTTTTTCTTAGTCCCTCCACTGTTGGCGCTTGGCACAGACCGGACCGATACCCTCGCTGACGCTCGTGGCGTCCTTCAGGAAGGCCCCACACACACAGCAGATACCGTACCGGATCCCGAAGGCCTTGGCCTCCTCCAGAGAGAGGAGCTGGCTGGCCTGAAGCGTCCGGATGGCCCCGGGCGCATATTGGAACTCCCACTGGACCACTTCGGCGTCGGCGTCGCGGAGGCGCTGCCCGGTGATCTGGACGAGGCGCTTGGCGTACAGTCGGGTAGGATCCTGCTTGGAGCGCTGGACCTTGTGAATGGTGCCGTCCGCAGCCCGGTACATCCCGGGCTCCGTCACCGCCGTCATCGTGGGGACGGTCACCGTCGGACGCGGCGCGGCCAACAGCTGCTCGATCACCTGACTCGCCGCCGTCCGGGAGAGGTCCCCCGTGGGCGCCGCGCCGCGGCCTTCCGCCACCAGTCGCTGAATGAAGGCCAGCTGCTTCGCAGTGGCCGGAAACGTCGTGGTCATGGATCCTCCTCTGGGTACGCGGTACGCTTTAGAGGTCTTGAATGAACTGCAGGAACTCGTCTGCGGTGTCGGCCAGCCATCCGATCTGGCGCGAGCCGGGCCAGCGGGCTCCCGGCGGGTTCCACCACCCGACGCACGGCGTGTAGCCATCCCCGTCCATCTGGGCGCCAGGTTCCCGTGCTTCGGTGCCCTGGAACGCATCCTGTGCGGTCGGCTCATCCTCGTGATCAGTAAAGAGAAAGAGGCCGCGCGCATCCGCCGCGGCCTTCCACTCCGTCAGGTCTGTGAAGGTACGGATCATGTGAGCACCAAGACCGTCGGCCGCGCCTCATCGTCGCGGTCCTCATCACCATCATCTTCTACCACGGCCCAGCCGCTCTGGCTGTAGCCACTCTCCTCAATCAGCAACGGCTCTAGCTCGCCATCAATGGTCAGAACTTGCTTGGTGTGATGGTGGTCACCGTAGTCACACGCAAACATCACGCGGGCCTCCGGGTCCTGGTCTTGCAGAATCTCGATCAGCTCGGCCACGGTGATGCTCTTCGGGGGACGAGGCATTGCTTCCTCCTTCTGAGGGGTTACACGATACGCTGAGAGCACTACAGACGTAGAAGAGGAAGGCCAACGCGGGGACCTTGCACCCCACTGCTGGGAGGCTCCGGGATCTGCACCCCGGCCTCTATGGCCATTGATCGTTCGCGCGAGTGTTCCCTCGGACCGCGGCTGTGGACTGGTACTCCGCCGCTGACCATCTGAGACCGACGCCGCCTGGGGTCCATTCCCCTTCGCTTGTCCAGCGCTGCCTGCGGGATAGCCGGAGCCAGAGCCCTTGAGTGAGCAACACGCCGTCTGCGGGGTCGGTACGTTCGCTTCGCGCTATGGATCGGAGGTCTTGCGGGGCCAGCCCCGCTGCGGCACTGCTGCCATCCCCCTAGGGACGGGACTGGCTAATGAGAGCTTCCGCGGGAGGTTAGGCTACCCGGGGCCAATCCGGTCACCGAATAGAAGGTAATAGGGAAGCAATGGAAAGTAAAGGGAGGCCATAGCTTAGGGGACTCCCTACCTAAGCCTAAAGGTCTAAAGCATATGTAATATCAACATATTACACAATTTACGACCCCTACCGTTCCGCGCCCCTTCTATAGTAACGTAGAGGGACCGGACGGGCCAAGGTGCCCCTCCGGGGGAGCGCCCCAAGGAGGTCCGTTGCGCCTATGCCTCATGGTCTCGTGTCTGGCCTCTGCTGTGCGCGGCCCGGGTGCGCCGTGACGTTTCAGGAGGATCCGGCGCGGCGTGGCCGCAAGCGCCAGTTTCATTCCGCGCGCTGCCGCCGGTTGGCAGCGCGGGCTCTGCGCGTCCTCCCGGAGACGCGGCGCACGCAGTACGTTGGAGAACTCCGAGAGCGGTTGGAGGCGCAGACGCTTCAGCGCTTGGGAGTGAAGGCCGCGTGAAGCCTAACCTGCGGCGCGGTGAGGCCGGGTTCGGCTTGGTGTGGCGTGGCGTGGTTTGGTTCGGCCCAACCAGAGGAGGAGCGTGACCAACAAGACCGTTACTGAGAAGCCTTCAGCACAGGCCGAGGTGAAGGCACTGTTGGATGCCGCCGCCGCGCAGGCCCAGGGCTTGGTGCCGACGGGACACGTCTGGGATCAGCAGTCGCAGACGGCTGTGCCGCGCGGGCTGGCGCTAGAAGCCGCGATGCTGGAGCGGCCGCTGGATCTGGAGAAGCAACTGGCCTGGTGGAAGATTCAGCGGGACACGCTGCTCAAGTTTGTCCGTGAGTACCTCCAAGAAGCGGAGTACGACAGCAAGGGCGCTCCCGCCCCAGGCAAGCTCCATGACTACTACGTCGTGCCCGGGAGCAAGCAGAAGGCCCTCACCAAGCGCGGCGGCGAGAAGCTCGCCCAGCTGTTCCGCTACGCCAAAGGCGAGACCAAGCTGGTGGGCGGGACGGAGACGGCGGACTTCGTGAGCCAGACGGTGGAGGTGACGTTGCTGGACAACTATCGGCGCCAGGTCGGCTCCGCCGTCGGCAGCTGCTCCACCGCCGAGGCCGGGTTCCGGAGTATTTGGACCCAGCGCAAGTATGGCGCGGTGATTGAGAAGGATGAGCAAGGAGAGAGTCGCGTCAAGACCAAACCGGACTGGCGTGCGGCGCTCAATGACGTGGTGGCGCGGGCTGGGAAGCGGGCCTTTGTCCAAGCGGTGATCGTGGCCACAGCCGCGGACGAGATTTTTACCACGGCGGAGGAAGCGGATCCGGGCGAGGCGGCTGCGCCCCCGAGTGAGCGCCAGCCCCCGAAGCAAGAGCAGGAGGATCGAACCCTTGGACCATTCTTACCACGCGCCAAGGCATTGAAGGGTTGGTCCGGAAAAAGCGTTCGCGAGATTCCGCCAGACCGCTTGCAGGCGATGATCCTGGCACTCACCACCAAGGTCAAACGACCAGCCGTGTGGCGACCGGTGGTGGAGCTTCTGAAAGCAGAACAGCAGCGGCGTGATGCTCTCATCCTAGAGGCGGAGGATGATGATTTACCATTCTGAGCGCGGCGCGGTGAGGCGAGCCGTGGCTTGGTGTGGTACGGTGCGGCGGGGCAAGGCCAGGTTGGGTACGGCGCGGTATGGTGAGGCGTGGCCTGGCTCGGGCGTGGTGTGCTCGGGTATGGTCCGGTGGGGCAAGGTGGGGTGAGGTTCGGCGTGGTGCGGTGTGGCTAGGTTCGGTCGGTCCTGTCACGGTGGGTTCAGGTTTGGTCTGGCAAGGCACGGTCCGGTCAGGTAGGGTACGGCGCGGTATGGCGCGGCAGGTCCTGGTCAGGCAGGGTAGGGTTAGGCAAGGTGCGGCTCGGTTCGGCACGGCGTGGTAAGGTTGGGTGTGGTGGGGTTCGGTGCGGCGTGGCAAGGCCGGGTCCGGTTCGGCGTGGTTCGGTTTGGCATGGCAGGGTCTGGTGCGTCCAGGTTTGGTTAGGTGTGGTGAGGTGGGGCGAGGCCAGGTGTGGTATCCCTTCTCCTTTGAAAGAGGTTTCCATGAAAGCGCCCGCAGGAGCGACTGAGCGCATCGGACTCGATGCGAAGCAAACGGACAACGGTGGGAAGGAGGCCGTGGCGCTGCAACAGCCCTATCGCGCGCGGATCTCCGTGGTGGGCGTGGCCCCGATCCTCTTCCACCGCTGGGACGTGGAAGCGGTGAAGGAGAAGGGCGCGTCGGCCAAAGGGAGCAAGGCCAAGAAAACCGACAACCTGGAGTCCTACGTGTACCGGATGACGGACGGGACCCTGGGCGTGCCGGGGATGAACTTCACCGCGGCACTCCAAGAGGCGGCCCGCTATGAGAGCGACCCGCGGAGCCCGCGCAAGTCGCTCCGGGATCTGGTCAAGGCCGCCATCATTCCCCTGGATGACGTGGCCCCGTTTGAGCCGCGGCGCAAGGAGTGGGACTACGAGGACAAGCGACGGGCGCCGGTGCAGCGGCAAGGCATCACCCGGGTCCGTCCAGCCCTCAAGGAGGGTTGGCGCCTCAGCTTCATCGTCCTGGTGACGCTGCCCCACTACGTGACGCCGGAGCTGCTGACCAAGCTGGCCAACTCCGCGGGACTCATTGCCGGGCTCTGCGATCATCGGCCCACCTATGGTCGCTTCACCGTGGCGGGGTTCAAGTTGTTGACGGAGTAGATCTGAGGCTGGGTTGAGCAAGGCTAGGCAGGGTTGGGCTTGGTCCGGCCGGGTGCGGCATGGTATCGTACGGTGTGGTAAGGCTAGGCAGGGCGCGGTGTGGTAGGGTGTGGTAGGGCGTGGTCCGGCTGGGCGGGGCAAGGCACGGTCGGGTGTGGTATGGCAGGGTTCTGGTCCGGTCAGCTCGGGCGGGGCTTGGTATGGTCAGGTCCGGTGCGGTCGGGCGTGGTTAGGGGTAAGGCGTGGGTCGGGCTGGGCGAGGCAGGGTCCGGCCGGGTGCGGTGAGGTCGGGCGAGGCTTGGTGCGGTATGGCGGGGCACGGTAAGGTTTTCCTGAGAGGAGAGAAAAGGGAATGTCGCTGACGATCACGGAAGCGCTCGCCGAGGTCAAGACCATCGACAAGCGGCTGGCCAAGAAGCGCGAAACCATCACCCAGTACCTGGCGCGCCAGGAATACTTCAAGGATCCCATCGTGGCCGAGGGTGGCTCCGCCGCGTACATCAAGGCCGAGGAGCAGGCCATGGGGGACCTGGAGGACCGGCTCATCGCCATCCGCCGGGCCATCCTCGCGGCCAACGCCGCCACGCTGGTGACGGTGAACGGGGATACGCGCTCCCTCCAGGACTGGCTGACCTGGCGCCGGGAAGTGGCGCCCAAGCGCGGGACGTACCTCAACGGACTTCGCGTCCGCATTGAGCAGGTGCGGCGGGAGGCGCTGGCCAAGGGCGTCGCGGTGGTCTCCGCCGTCGCCGTGGCGGGGACCGCCCCCAAGCCACAGGACGTCGTGGTGAACATTGAGGAGCAGGTGTTGGCCCAGGAGATTGAACACCTGGAGGCGGTCTTGGGCGCGCTGGACGGTCAGCTGAGCCTCAAGAACGCCACCACGGTGTTGCCGGGACTGTAGCGCACACCACCCAGGAGGGGCTTTTCGGTCGCGAAGCGGGAGAACGCAGCGTCACACACGACGAGGGATGGCGGTTCAACTCCGCCTAGGCTCACCACGAAACCGAGCCTATCGCCTAACGCTAAGGCACTTGGGTCTGCAACCCAACGGGGCACCCATTACACGCTGAGGCTGGGCCCCAGCCACCGGAACGCGGAACGCTTTCGACGCTGACCTACGCTGAGCGCAGAGGACGGAACGTTGCTTCAAAGCCATCACCACGCTGGCCCGCTCCGAGAGGGGCGCCGACCTGCTGGACGTTGCGGCGGGTTCCCGGGCGGATGGCTGCGACAGGGAGAGCCCACATGGGAGGACCATTTGTGAAGATGTTGACCGTCGTGATGAGCCTGGTTGTGCTGACCGGGTGTCAGGTGGATTTCCAAGCGGAATCGCGGCCCGCGCACCAACGGCTCCTGACCCTGACCGGGCTGCGCCCGGGCGATACGGCCTTCTATTCCTTGACGATCACTGCCAACGGGACGACGCTGGTGCTCCAGCGGGCGACCCCGGCGCTTGCTAAGCGGGTCCACCTCCAATGACCAAGCTTCGTCCCGGTCTCCCCGTGTTGCCCGCCGCGATGCGGACCCTCCCCGTGGATCATCGCGGCTACCCGGTGCCCTGGTTCGTGCAGTGGTTCCTGGCCGACGGCAGCGCCACGGAGCCCGGGGTCGGTCAGCCGGACTTCCGCGTGGCGGACGGGCGGAAGCGCAATGCCGCGATTGCCCATCGGCTCTGCTGGGTCTGTGGCAAGCGGTTGGGCCCGCGCTTTGCGTTCACCATCGGTCCCATGTGTGCGGTGAACCGCGTGGCCGGGGATCCGCCTGCCCACGTGGCCTGTGCCATCTTCTCTGCCCAAGCCTGTCCCTTTTTGTCCCGACCGGGCGCGGAGCGGCGCGACGCTAACCTCCCGAAAGGTGGCACGGTCCCCGGCGAAGGGATCATGCGCAACCCCGGGGTGGCGCTGGTCTGGATCTGTGAGAGCTACAAGGTGGTGCCGGACGGGAAGGGCTCTTGGCTCATGGATATCGGGCCACCCCGCGGGATCCTCTGGTTCGCGGAGGGCCGTCAGGCTACTGCCGCGGAGGTGGCGGCCAGCGTGGAGTCCGGGCTGCCCATTCTCCGCAAGGTGGCCGCGGAGGAGGGACCGGACGCCACCGCGCAGTTGGAGGTCCAGATTGCGCGGGCCCGGGAGTTACTGCCAACCTAAAAGGGGGGTGTATGTCGCGCCTATCTGGGCACGAGATAAAGAAAATGCGGGTAGAGGAACTGAGGGAGCATAGCTTGGGTGCCCAAACGTTGACGCGCCTCTTTCCAGAAGTACGATGGGTGCAGGATCAGGCCGAGGACATTGGTATCGTTGTGACTGCGGATGACATCCGTAACGCTCAACCGGGCAATCCCGCGCGCTGTGCTGTGGTGCTGGCGGCAAAACGGCTTCCCGAAGTGGGCGGAAGCTTGATCAGTAAAACGGTCTCTTACCTGATCAAAGGCGACTTAGCATGTCGCTACATTACCCCAGCCAACACCTGGGTCAGGCTTGTGGTGTTTGACATTACAGGAAAAGCCGAGCCGGGCATCTACGTTCTCAAAGCACCAACCGAGTCCAGCCGCCTTCTTGGCATGCAACGACGTCAAGCTGCAAGCGATGCGGCCCGGCGGAGTACCAAACGGTATCCTCCATCAACCGAGACCTCCTCAGCTTCACCGAACCCATCTAAGAAACGGCCATTGCGGGCCATGGGACCCGCAGACTTTGTTTTCCACTCCTCCTTGGAACGGAATCTGATGAAGGCATCGGTGACAGCCGATGACTTCAGGAGATAAGAGACAGGACCGGGGTCGCTGGGTCTGGGGTCTACCAAGGCAAGAGCGGCCGCGTCCAGCTGGAATGGCCGCCGCCCCGGTCCCCCTTTCCAAAATTGGGACGAGTTATTACCGTAGGAGCCACGCCGCAATTTTTCTGGGTTGCGCGACCTAGACGCGGCGGACGGTACACCATTAGCTTCAGGCAAGCACCTCGGGGCACCCCCGAGCGTCTGACGGTTCGCCTCTGCCTACGCTTGCCGGGCAGGGCGGAAACGCGCCTCAGATGTCTCGGGGGTTTCTCATGACCGGCACGTTCCACCGACACTGACGCTCCACTAACCGGCGCCACGGCTCCTTCGGGATCCTGGCGCCGGTTTGTTGTGCACCCGGGTGCGGGGCCCCGGTCAGCCGATGCCCCAGTGGTGGCTGAGCGACGCCACCAGCTGAACCTTCCAACATAGTAGAACACGCGCAGTGGGTGCAACCAGAAATAGGCGCCTGCCCAGCGCCCGCGGTGAAGCGGCACAGTGTAGCAGGTTCCTGTGGGAGGAGGTCCGCTAGACCCGCGTCAGGGGCTGGTTGTCTGCTGTGAGGTGTAGATCGCGAACCTAAACCCCTGGGCGAATTGTGCCCTATGGCGCTCCGAAAGAAGGTTCGGAAACCAAAACTGACCAAGCACAAGAAAGCCAAAGGCCCAGAAGGCTCCCTGAAGCCGCGGGGCAATTGGCTCGGCCCGTATTGTGAGGAATGGCTCGTGGTGTATCCGGGCAGTGTGCTTCCAGGAGGGATGATGGCGCGCTATCTCCGGCCGTTGGATGTGCAACACGGAGTGGCAGTGGCCAGGCGTCATCTGGGCAATTATCTCCGCTCTACGCCACCAGACTTCATTAGTCTAGCTCGGTTCGCCGCAACCTTCAGCGCGTGGGATCATATCCGAGTGCGTGGGGGCGGGAGCCAATGGGAGCCCAGACCCGAGGAGACGGCTGACCAATATCTCCGTCGAGTGACAAGTTATGAATGACGGGAAGCCTGCCGTGTTTACGGCGGAAGCTCTGACAGCCGCGCCAACCGAGACGCCTGACGGCGGACTGGTGCGGTTGATCGTCGCAGCCGGAGAAGTGGTAGGTGCCGTAGTGATCCTGAATCCCCAACCCTGGGTCTATCGGCGTCCATTTTTGGAACCAAGCGATGTCGATTGATCTGGCAGCCGCCGCAGCTGCCTATGCCCAACGGGGCTGGCCCATCTTCCCGCTCCGGGCCCACGGAAAGGAACCAGCCACGCCGAACGGCTTCAAGGATGCCACGACTGATCTAGTGCAAGTGCAGCGCTGGTGGCAGGAGAACCCTCAATACAACATTGCGGCGGTGCCCGGGCGCACAGGGCATCTGGTGTTTGATCTGGATGGGGCTGAGGGCACTGTGGCCGCCGAACGTCTGGGACTCTTGGCCATTCCGACGCTCCGGGTTCTGACAGCGCGCGGCCAGCATCTGTGGTTCCAGCACCCTGGTGGCGGGTCCATCGCGAACCGGGTACTCGCGCCGCATGTGGATGTCCGGGGCGATGCAGGGTATGTGATTATGCCCCCGTCGATTCATCCCAGTGGGACGGTCTACCGGTGGCGCGGTAAGACGAGCGACGCGCTCTCTGTCCCGGCTGGGATCGTTGGGCGGCTCCGGAACGGTGGGACACTAGAGCCCGTAGTGCTGGCCTCGGGCGAGCCGCTCCCTCCCGGCGAACGCAATACCACGTTGACGAGTTTGGCCGGGTCCATGCGGCGTCGCGGAATGGAACAGGAGGAGATTGCTATCGCGCTGCTTGCAGTAAACCAGCGGCGCTGCCGCCCACCGTTGCCGGAGGGGGAGGTCCAGGCCATCGCCGCCAATGTGGCACGGTATCAGCCTGTGCACGGGCCCGTCTACCAGCATTTGGCGGCGCAACTCCTCGCCGAGGCTGGATCGCTCGGCTTATCGGCGGCGGATCGGGACCGCATTACGGCGGATCAAATTGCCAGGGCCAATGCGCTCCGCGACCAGCCCGCGACGGAGTTGGCGGTCTGGCCGTGGAAAACGTTGGACGCCACCCTTGGCAAACTGCGGCGCACGATGATGGTGGTGTTAGGCGCCCGCCCCGGCTTGGGCAAGACCACCTTCGTAATGAACTGCATTACTCATTGGGCGAGCCATGGCTGGGGGATCTATGCGTTGACCACAGAGATGCCGCCAGAGGAGGCGTGGCTGCGCTTGGCTGCCTTGGCCTTACATATTCCGCCGGTTCGGCTCTTGGAGAATGAGCTGAGTTGGCTTGCACAAGAACTTCAGTTGGCGCCGGAAGATATCGCCGCGCGCCTCAGCGCGGCCGTGAGCGGGCTCCGGGAGCGGTATCACGGGCAATTGTACTTTGTGGAACAGGGTCGGGTGACGCCCGATCAATTTGCCGCCCATGTGGCACAAGCTGCCCAGTGGGGGTTTCGTTTTGTGATTCTGGATCATATCCTCAGAATGAACTTCGGCGAGGACAATGGGAATGGGAACCTGACCGCTGCTGTCACGGAGACCGTCCGCCGGGCCAAGGAGTTGGCCAAGGAACATCACCTCACCATTCTTCTCACCGCGCAAGCGAACCGTCCCCCGCGAGAAGCAGGGCCGTTGGCACTCGTGAGTCCACCGCCGACTACAGCCCTGAAACAGTCTGGCGCGTTGGAGGAGGAGCCGGACCTGATTCTGATGCTCCACAAGGTGCTCCGACCAGGGGTGGAGAAGGAACAACTGGCCGCGGTGCGCGCGGCTCGGATGCCATTGGCCGAGGTGCTTGTGCCGGGGTTGATGGGGATTCATATCGGGAAACATCGCTACAAGAGTAGTGTGGTGGACCGGAGCTTGTTTCTGCGGGTGGAGCCGTGGGATGAGCTGCTGGATCACCCGCAAGGACCAGGAGACACTTTCTGAGCGAGTACATAGGAGACGCGAGCTTAGGGCTCGTCTGTGGGGATTGTGGGAGGGCAGTGGCCCAGTGCGGCTGTGCCGACGCCGACGCCCGGTTGCGCCAAGCCTCCGACAGCACATATGTAGCGTTCAAGTGGTGCCGGACCTGCGACAAGCACTATGCCCGGTGCCGCTGCGTGGAGCCGAACTTTGGGATCCGGACCGGCGGCCACGTGTATGGGCCGGAGTACCTGGACGACGCGCGGACCGCGGACGGGGCCCAGATCCGCATTGACCCCAAGCTGCGCTGATGGACTGGGTGTTGGAGTCTGCGCAACGGTACCAGGGCAAGCGGCTCTGGTTCGCCAAGATGACGGGGATCGGCCCGATGACCACGGCCAAGCTGGCGGAGGCGGCGCGGTTCGCGTCGCCAGAGGCCGCGGCCCAATCCCCGGCCATGCGCTTCCCCTTGGGGGTGTTCAGTGTGCGTCAGGTTAACGGCGAGACGGTGGTCACGAGTACGCTTCCCGCGGAGGCCTGGGTGAGTCCGGAACGGCCCCTGCGGATCCGGGTGACGGTGCTGGGGGCGCCCCGCACCAAAAAGAACCACGGCGCCGTGGTCCAGCGGGGCCATCACAAGGTGCACATCCCGAGCGCGGCCTGGACCCGGTGGTGTGAGACGGCGGAGCTGAAGTGGGATGGTCGGACGGCGCCGCCGGTGGAGTTCAACTGTCGAGCCTACTTCTTTCGGGATGTGGACGGCCCGGGGGACGCGGTGGGCTATTACCAGGGGCTGGCCGATCTGTTGCAAGTCCGGGAGGTGATCGAGGATGACAAGTGGCTGGTCAGCTGGGATGGCTCTCGGTTGTATCTGGACCCGGCCAACCCGCGGGTAGAAGTGCTCTTGGAGAACGTATGAACCGGTGTCCAATCTGTCACATCCAGATCGCGATGGGGCGCATCTTTTGCCCGACCCACTGGTTCCAGGTGCCCCAGGCCCTGCGGGATCGGATCTGGGAGTTGTACCGGGTAGCGCGCGGGAGTCCGGCCCACCGTCAGGCCGTCCTCCAAGCCATCCGCGGCTTCAGGGAGGCACCGTGATAATTTGGGGCGCCGGGATGGCGGGTCTCCTCGCCGCACATGTCCTCCGGCGGCACACGCCGTTGGTGTGTGAGGCGCAGCCCAGCCTCCCCAACAATCACAGTGCGGTGCTCCGCTTCCGGAGTGATGCGGTGAGCCGGGCCACTGGCATCCCGTTCCGGAAGGTGAATGTCCAGAAGGCTGCCTGGTGGAAGGGAGAGTTGGTGACCACGCCGACGCTGGCCATGGCCAATGCCTACAGCCAGAAGGTGCTGGGGCGGGTGCAGGAGCGGAGCATCTTGAACCTGGCCCCGGCGGAGCGCTGGGTGGCCCCGCCGGACTTCATCGATCAGCTAGCGCGGAGCGTCTCCGTCCAGTACGACACGGCGCTCACCGCCGAACACTTGCCAGAGGACTGGGCCCGGCCGATGATCAGCACCATCCCCATGGACCAGTTGATGGCCCTGGTGGAGTGGCCGGACCGTCCGCCGTTTCAGTACCGATCCATCTGGACTGTGCAGGTGTTGGTGACCCGTCCCGAGGTGGACCTGTATCAGTCGGTCTACTTTCCGGAGATCGAGGACTTGCCCTACCGGGCCAGTTTCACCGGCACTGGCCTCACGTTGGAGTTTGCGGACCTGGTTCACGAGACGCCGGACATCACCGTGCGGCACGTCCTCCAGGATTGTTTTGGACTGCCGTCGCGGACGGCATACACCGCCATTGGTCTCCATCATCAGCGTTACGGGAAGCTGCAGCCGATTCCGGATCCGGTGCGGCGGGCGTTCATCCTGGCCATGACGGACCGCTTCGGGGTCTACAGCGTGGGTCGCTTCGCGACGTGGCGGCAGATCCTCCTGGATGATGTGGTGCATGATCTGGACCTGGTGGCGCGGATGATTGAGGAGCGCAGTAGTTACCGCTGGCATCTTCCCACTGTGTTCCCTGCGAAGGAGCCGTCGTGAATGTGATCCTGTTGGACTACACCCGGGATGCCCTGGAGCTGTTGTTGTTCACCAAGCAGACCCGGCTGAGCCAGACGGCGGGTTTGTTCCATGAGATCAAGGCCTGGCCAGCGGAACGCAAGCTGAAGGAATTGGGCCACGTCCTCCACACCATCCAGTCCTCCTGGGAGATGGTCAACTACACCTTCCTGATTCAGGAGGTCTCCCGTGCCTTCACGCATCAGTTGGTGCGCCATCGGCACGCCAGTTATGCCCAGCAGAGCCAACGCGCGGTGGACATGAGTGAGTTTGTCTACCTTACGCCGCCCGCCTTGCGGGAGGCGCCGGACAGTGAGGCGGCCCAGATCTACCGCCTGACCATGGCTCAGATCAAGGACGGCTACCAGGAGATGTTGGCCGCGGGCGCGCCGCCCCAAGATGCCCGCGGAGTCCTGCCGACGAACGTGGCCACGCAGATCATCATGCAGGTCAACCTCCGCTCCTTGAGCGAGCAGATGCGGCTCCGACTCTGTACCCGGACGCAAGGGGAGACGCAGGATGTGTTCCGGCGGATCCGCCAGGTGGTGCTGGACATCCATCCGTGGGCCGAGCCCTTCCTGCGGGTGCACTGCGCGGCGACCGGCGTCTGCTTGTTCCCCGACTTTCAGGAGTGCCCGATCAAACCGGCGGTGTTCAATCCAGCGACCGGCCATCGGTGGGATTGGGATGCGGACGGCGGCCGGGAGTTCGAGCAGAGGTGGCCGGCCACCTGTGAGGAGATCCAGGCCACGTGGGAAACTACGCGCTTTGAAGCGGTGCCGACACCCAAGCCACAGGAGGCCTGATGCCTGGCAATACGGTGGAAATGACTATCATCGCGCCAGTAACCGATCAAGGCGCCGCAGACGAATTGCGGGACTTCTTTGAAAAGACAATCGTGCCAACTGTGCAGGCAAGGGTCCCTGCAGGTTCACGGACACCATTGGCTGCGCGCTTCCGTCAGGAAGTCCAGATATGACGGAGCCCCTGGTGCCAGAGCGGATCTACGTGGACCCGGCCTTCATGACGCCCGAGCGGCCGGGGATGCGCTTGCAGAATGTGCCCTTGGCGGAAGAGGTGGAGGCCTTGGCCACCGATCCGGCGCGGTTGGCCGCGTGGCTCCGGCCGGGTTACTACCTGTGGCGGCGCTCGGTGACGCGGACGCGGGAAGGCGAGATTAAGCCTGACGACCCGACCTTCGGCCAAAAGTCCGCCCGGACGGCGCGGGACGAGACATTGGCCAGCTATCAGTGGTTCCAGATGTTCGGGCCGACGCTGATGCTGGTGCTGGCCAAGCTCCAAGGGATTGATCTCAAGGAGGAGGTGACTGGTGCCGCCAAGTGACGTACTGGACCGGGAGGCGCGACTCGCCGCGGCCATGACGCTTCCAACACAAGGGCCTTACGAGCGTGTGCTGGATGAGATGGCCACGCTCCGGCTCCGGAAAGTGCTTGCCTATGGCGAAGGTCGTTATCACGAGACGGACGCCGGAATGGCCTATCTGTTGTTGTACGCCGACCTGCACCGTAAGTATCAACGGTTGGAGACGTGGTTTGAGGGGCTGCGGCACGGCACCCCGACCGAGATGCCAGCAGAGACCATTCGGGACACACTGTTGGATCTGGGCAATTATGCCGTGATGGGGGTGCAGCTGCTGGATCAGTTTACCCTGGCCCGCGAACCTCCGGCGCTATGACCTGGCGCGGGTCGGCGATAGATCAGATCTACCTGCGGCTGCCGCGGCTGAACTGCCAACGGAAGTGCCAGCAGTCCTGCGGCCCGGTGCCGATGTTCCCGGCGGAGTGGGAGCGCGTGGTGCAGACGGCGGGGGCCGGTCGTCTGGTGCTGACGCCGGAGCAGGCCGCCACGTTGACCTGTCCGCTCCTGACCGCGGATGGCTTCTGTTCGGTGTACCACGTGCGGCCCATCCTCTGTCGGCTCTTCGGACTGGTGAAGGCGATGCGCTGTCCCTGGGGGTGTAAGCCGAGCCGGTGGCTGACGGACAAGGAGGCCCGAGCCATCATACGTCAAGTGCAGGCCATCCAGCCGGGGCCGCCACGGTCGGCGTTTCCAGGATTGGATGAAGCGCTCCGCGCTCGGTTGGCCGAGTCGTGAACCCGTTGCAGGAGCGTTTGGTCGAGACGGCGCGGAAGCGGCGCCCGCGGCTTCGGTTGGGCGATGAGTTGGCGCCATGGATGGTGGGCGCGTGGGTGGCGCAAGTGACGCATTCCTGGTGGACCTTGCTGGGGATCTTTGGCGCGGCCTTTGCGCTGAATGTGGGAGGAGTGATTGCGCTGCAGGTCTACGCGCGGTGGCTGGAGCGGAAACACCGATGATCATCTTGGATACCGAAGCGACCAGTTTGACCGTGAGCCCGGTCCTCCCGCTGGCCCAGCAGCCGTACGTGATTGAGATCACGGCGCTGAAGGTGACGCTGCCAACGGATGGGAGCCGCGGCTGGCCGGTGCCTGCGCGCTACAGCACGCTGGTGCGGCCGCCCGTGCCGGTGCCGGCGGAGTGCACCAAGATCACCAAGCTCACGACGGAGGATCTGGCCGGAGCGCCGTCCTTCGTGAAGGTCTACGGCCCCCTCGTGGACTTCGTGCTGGGTGAGCGGATCCTCCTGGCCCACAACCTCCCGTATGACGTGGCAGTGGTGGACGCGGAGTTGCAGCGGATGGAGAAGGCGCGGGCCTTCCCCTGGCCGCCGGTCCAGATTTGCACGGTGGAGGCGACCCAGTACCTCACCGGGAAGTACCTCAAGCTGACGGAGTTGTACGAGGCCTTGTTCGGGGTGCACCCGACTCAAGAACACCGCGCCAGTAGCGATGCGGACATGCTGCTGGTGTGTGCCCAAGAACTGTGGCGTCAAGGGAGGTTAGATCTGCCCGTGAGCGCTCCATGAGTGGCCGCGGATTCATCGCCCCAGAATTACCGCAGCAGTGCGACCTGTGCGGCCAGATCGCCGAGCTGCGCCCGTATGGGCCCCATGGAGAGATGGTTTGCTTCCCGTGTGGCATGAAAGACGAACCCGCTGCGCTCCGGGCATTCGCCAAGCATGTGCTCGGCATAGATGACGGGGACACCCTCGAATGACTGACCGCGACATGCGGGATAGCGACGGGCACGATTGGGATGCGCACTCGTGGCCGATCAAAAAGGAAGAGGCCCGTGCGTGATGCCCCGCTGGACGCACTGAGTCAACTGAGCTTGATGCTCGCGACGAAATCGCGTCTCGTGGCGGCGGATCGTATTTGGGAGCGCCAACAGTATGTGGGCGACGTGTACGGCTTTCGCCCCGACGACATGCTGGAAATGCGACGATTGGCCGACGTCGCACTCGGCGCGCGGGCCGCGGCCCCGGCCCCAAGAGAGCCAAGCGACGTGCTGAGGTTCAGTGGTGATCGCTTCCCGTTGCAAACCGCAGAGGGCAAGCCGAAGTCCGTGCCGTGGGTGATGGTTGCGCCCCATGAGAAGCAGGCCCAGGCAAACCACAGTCAGTCACTCAAGCGCCTCGCGGAACGCCACGGACTTGATCCACAGGAACTGTGGTGTGTCGTGCACGACCGGCCGTGGGACCGACGGGCAACTCCGGAGCAATGCGATGCGTGGCTCTCAGGTATCAACGATCTGCGGTTCGCGCTTGTCGTGGCGGCACAGGCAGAACAGGCCCAGTCCCAGACTGCCCCAGAAGGAGCCGCGCTATGATGGGCCGCCAACCGTCCGCGCGCTGAATCGGGTGGCGGATCGCGTCGAGACGGCGCTCCAGGAGTTGCTGCGGCACACATTCGCAGACTTGCGCCGTTACGGCGCCGAACTGGTGGCGCGGCTTCGCCAAGAAGCCGAGATCGAACTGGAGGAACGATGGCCGAAGTAGTGTGGCCTACTGAGGAACTGGCGGCGCTGTTCGCGGCAGTGCAGGACGCGACCGAACGCTACAACGAGGCTTGCCAGGTTTACGATGACGCGTCGCGCGAGCGCACGGCACGGGTGAACATGCTGAACAAGGCGCAAGGAGCGTTGGAAGCCGCGCTGACGAAGATTCGGGAGCAGGCGCCCCGTGATTCATATTGGCGCCGGCAGTC